AAAAACAGAATAAATTTATAACCTTACTGCAAAGAAACTTTGGTGAGAATGACCTTGTGAACTTTGGAGTAAATAAGAAATTCTATCTTGAAAGAAAGACTAAGGAAGACCCTGAATTTGAGGATAGATTTTCAAGAGACTTTGAGCAAGCTAAGCATTATGTAAAGCATATAGGCTCACAAGTCAAGGCTTTACGTGATAAGTATGACCTTTATATCTCATTTACTCCTACAGGAGGTAAAGAGCGTAAAAAGACTAATGCACAAGACACGTACATTATTGCACAAGATATTGATGGAGCACCTATTCCTACAGATTTACCTCCTAGTTACTATTGGGAAACTAGTCCAGGAAAGTATCAAGGTGTATGGATTTTAGATAACAAGGTGAATCCACAAGAGCATGAAATTCTGTGTAGAAAGTTAGTCAAGAAATATGACTTTGACCCTTGTGGAGTTGACATTGTTCATCTTTACCGAATCCCTGGAAGTGTAAATCACAAGTACGCTACAGACTTTAAGGTTAGTGGTATGAAGGGTGAAGGTACAGTTTACCGTAAGCGTGACTTTATGAAGCATCTTGAAGATGTAGACATTACAGTACAGTCAGTAGTCAAGAATGAGGAAATTCCATTCAAGATGTATGACCTTGATACACTACTAGACAAGTATAATGTAACTAAGCAATTTGCTCACAAACTAGCTGTAGACCGTTCTGAATGGGCTTGGAAGTTAGAGCGTAAAATGATTATCAATGGAGCAAGTAAGGAAGAGGTTAAGTTTGTCCTACTAAGTGCCCCTGATGATAAGGCTAAGTTCACAGATGAGACTGTAGATGCAGAAGTCAATCGTGCTTTTGCTAAGACTCATCAAGAAGAGAAAGATGCAGAAGAGGTAGAGCCTACTTACACAAGACTAAGTAAGAAATTCAAGATTGAAGAGCAAGGAGGAAAATCACTCCGAACTGTTACTAAGAATGGTAAGAAGCGTAGTACCTCTGTGAATATTGTCCGTGTAGATGATATTGAGCCTTTTGACCCTACAGACTTTTGGTTGATTGAAGATTTTTGGGAAAATGGTTCTGTAGGTATTATTGGAGCACCTTCTAAGTCCTTCAAGTCTACCTTTGCATTAAACCTAGCTTGTGCTGTGGCTACAGGTAAGCCTTTTGACGGTAGGAAGGTTAAACAAGGAGCTGTACTAATCATACAGGGTGAGAATAACTTGTCTATGGAACAGCATAAGATTTATGCTATCACAGGAAGTGAAACACCTCCTCCAATCTACTTTGTGGATGACAATATCAACATGGAGCACATGTATAAATTAGTAAATGATATTAGAGAGCTAGAAGTTAAACTCTTAATCATTGACCCTATGTACTTGCTATTTGGTAATGGAGATATTAACCGTCACCAAGATATTGTAGAGCGTTTAGAAATTCTATCAAGACTTTCTAAAGAGACAGGATGCGCTGTAATGCTAATTCACCACAGTAGAAAGCTAGAACGTGGAGCTAAGATTCAAACCTCTGACATGTATGGTTCTGCCTTTATTGAAGGTTGGTATGAGTCTATGATTCTCCTTCAACGTAAGACTCACAATTCAAGTAGACTTACTACCTATTTCCGTAATCACAAGTCAGGAGATGTCTATGACCTTGTGGTTGATGATAACATGGGCTGTAAGGTATACTCACGAAAAGATGAGAGTGACTATGATGAGAAGGAAGCTAGTTTTGGTAAGATAAGCAAAAAGGAGAAGTCCAATGCCTAGATTTCCTAAAGAATACAGAACTCCTAAGTGGTATGATAGATGTATGGAAGAGTCTGATTCTGAAGTGTATAAGACCTTTATTGAGCTGATTGATGCAGACTTGCAAAGTAGAGAGATGCACTTTGAGGATTATATCTATACCTTTATCACAAAGACACAAAGACGGTCAAGTGTTGGAGGAGCGATTAGAGCTAAGCGTTTACCTCCTGCTGACCTTATACCTAACTTTCCTTGCTTGTCTGAGGAAGAGGCTACATGGCTTCAATGGTATGCTGTGAATAACACTAACGGTATTACAAGGTTTAAAGATAAACCAGGATACAAAGAGATTATTAAGAAATACCTTAAGAAGGAAGAGCCTCCTATTCCTGAGATATTTGCTGACTGTGAAGAGGGTGAGAGACCTGTAATTGTCCGTAAGAGGAATCAAACAATAAGAAAGGCTTCTAGGATGCATTACCTAGAGAGAGCTTATGCTCTAGGTGTGTAGATGTTAGATTTAATCAATACAGAAAAACTAGTCTGCCTAGATATTGAAACTACAGGACTTGATAGACACAGGAATGACATAACCTCTATTCAGATAGGATTTACTAGCACAGAAACAAATAAGTACACAAGAAAATTCTTTGATTGGAATAGGCTAGGAGCTAAGAGACAGCTCAAGCTTATGAAAAAGCTCAAAGAGTGTAAGCTAGTAACTCACAATGGTAAGTTTGACTTGCTGTTCCTTTACCAAAAGACTGGAGTATCACTTAACCTCTACATTGATACATTAGTATTGGCTCATATCTGTGGAGAGGAAGACCTTACCCTTAAAGGGCTTACTAGAAAGTATTTTCATGTAGACTATGATATTTCAAAACAAGCTAAGACAGGAGTTATCACAGAAGAGCTAAAAAGCTATGCCCTTGATGATGTCCTATACCCTATGAAGCTTATGAAGATTTTCAAGAAGAAGGTCACAGAAGAGGATTTACTTAAAGTCTTCAAGCATGAGATGAGAGCATATAAGGCTTACTTTGAGATTGAAAAAGGTGGAGTACCTATCAGTCCTAGAAGACATGAGGTGCTTGAAAAGCTACAAGAGGACTTAAGACCTTACCAAGAAAAGCTTTTATTTTATGGAGACATTAACTGGAACTCAAATAAACAAGTTGCGAGCATCTTATTCACAAAGAAAGATGAACCTGTGTATAGACAAGACGGTGAGAGGTTAGACGATACATTTAAGGTTACTGAGAAAACAGTTGATGGTAAGTCTATAGAATTAGGTGAGTTTGATACACGTAAGGAAGCTAATGCTTTCAAGAAAGAATACATTGAAAAGAACCCATACGTTTTCAAAGTAAGTGTAAACTTGCAGAAACATTTCAAACCTGTAGTCATTGGTTATGGTCAAGGACTTAAGGTATTAGAACGTACAGATAAGGGAGCACCTTCGGTAGGTGTAGATACCCTTTCCAACTATGTAGGTAATGACTGTGTGGATGCCTTGCTTGAATATAAGCGTATATCTAAGCTGATTACATTTATTGAGTCTTGGGAAAAGCTACAAGTTGACGGTAGGATTTACCCTAGCTTTAATATCACAGCTAGAACAGGAAGGACAACCTGTAAAAACCCGAACCTTGAAATATGCTGAGGGTTCGTTAAACCTTGTGAAAACGGTGAACGCTGAGATGCCAATACCGTGCCAAGCCTAGTTGAGATACTAGGAAGGTGTAACGACTAAGAAATTCCAAGAGAAGAGTAACACGAGCGCAAGGGTTGGTTTAATAACCAATAAGAGATAGTCTGAGCTTGTAGGAAGTGAACTACAAGAACTATAGGATAAAGAGCCTATAGGATAACAGGACAAGTCAGCAATGTCCACAAGATAGTTATGTACGTAATCTGATTGAAGCTAGACCTGGTTGGAAGCTAGTTGAGTGCTTTAGTGGTGATACTGAGGTATTGACTGAAACTGGTTGGAGTAGACTTGATAGTCTAGATAAGTCATTGAAAGTTGCACAGTATGATATTGACACTAAGGAGATAACCTTTGCTAAACCTTTAGGGTATATCCATAAGGAGAATAGAGAGACTTTCCTTTATGAAGATAGACATACCTCATTGTGTGCTACAGCTAACCACAATATGCTTACAACTTTTGGTAAGGATAGACCAATCTTTAAACGTAAATTTAAGGATGTTAGGTTCTCTAGAGGTAATGCCTTTATCAATGCAGGTCACTATCACAATGGAGCTTCTAATGAGCTACAATCTAGATATATTGCTATGTTTACAGCAGATGGAAGTATGTCTCCTGAAGGTTATGTAACGTTCTGTTTCTCTAAGGAGCGAAAAGTAAATCGCTGTAAAGATATACTGGATAAACTAGGTATTGAATATTCCCTTAGTGAAATTCACAGATTAAGTGGTGCTATAAATTACAATTTTTATGTTGGAAGAAGAACTAATCACCTTCTAAATGGTTATGTAGGAAGAGACAAAAAACTTACAATTAACTGTATACATGGTCTTGATATTAAAGCCTTTCTTAATGAGGTTCAATATTGGGATGCTACATATACAAATGCAAGTAACCAACAGTCTGTAAGGTTCACCTCTACAGTTAAAGAGACCATTGAGATTATTCAGATGATGTGCATACTTCAAGGTAAGAAGTCTACCATAAGGTATGATATGTTTAACTACAATATGACTAATGGTAAGCATAGTATAAGCTATTACCTAACCTACAAAAAGGATAGGGATGATGAGCATACATTTATGAGTGAGGAAACACCTAACTGGGATAAGCCTATAATTCAAGATGTTTACTGTGTGAATATGCCTTTAGGTACTCTAGTTATTAGACATAAAGGTAAAGTATCTATACAAGGAAACTGTGACTACTCACAATTAGAGCTTCGTGTTGCTAGTTGGTTGTCAGGTGATGAGAATATGCAACACGCTTACCAATCAGGAAGTGACTTGCACAGTAAGACTACTGAACTGCTTTTCGGTGATACAAGTAAACTGAGTCCTGAAGAAGCTAAACGTAGAAGAACTCAATCTAAATCTTGTTTTAGTGGAGATACTGAAATACTTACAGAAAATGGTTTTGTAGAGTTTAGAATGTATGATGGTGTAACACCTGTGGCTCAGTATAATATTGAATCACAAGAAATTAGTTATACTCAACCTTCAGACTTTAGAATGATACCTAACCAAAAAATCTGTGTATTTGAGAATGAGAATACTTCTCTTAAACTTACTCCTGACCATGAATGTATTATTCAAGTACAAAATAAGAAAAAGTACATGAAGAAATTACCTTTTAAAGACCTTGCAGGTCATGGTCAAGCTAAGTATGCTTGGGTAAATGCAGGATATTACAACTACGATAAGAGTAAGTTTATTGATGATGACTTAACAAGACTTATTGCTTGCTTTGTGGCTGATGGCTCTTACAGTGAGACTAAATCACAAATTAAGTTTGGATTCACTAAGAAGCGTAAAATTAACAGGTTCAAAGAGCTTATTGAAAAAATAGGTATTGAATATGATTTGAAAGTTCAAGGTAAATTGAATATTTCCTACTTCACAATATCAGACTTTAAGTATGTAAGCCTTATGAAGCGTTACTGCGCTGTGAATAAGGATTTGTTTAAACCTGCTCTAACTGAGTTAAACCCTCTTGTGTATCTTGAAGAAGCTAGTCATTGGGATGGTCATGTAAACCATACAAACCTTGTTCAAGTAAGCTCTACAAGCCTTAAAACATTAGAGTACATGCAAATTATGGCTATTCAGTCAGGTATCAGAGCTAGACTCTATAAGACTAAGGATGAGAGAGAAAATGTTAGTGACACTTGGATACTATCCTACAATCTAGGAAAATCTCCTTTAAGTAGGTTTGAGAGTAGGAATATTGACCTAAGAACTCATCACAACACAAACCACAATGTATACTGTGTGACTGTTCCTGAGCATAACATTGTAATTAGACATAATGGTAAAGTCTCTATTCAAGGTAACTGTAACTTCGGCTTTCTATATGGAATGATGGCTAAAACGTTCGTACAGTATGCTGTTGGCTATGGACTTAATCTAACACAAGAGGAAAGTGAGAAAATCCGTGAGGACTTCTTTAAAGCCTATCCTACACTACTAACATGGCATGAAGAGTGTAAGGACTATGCACGAACTTACAATTATATTAAATCACCTATTGGAAGAAAAAGATGGTTTCCTAATATCCACAGTAGTAACTTTGCCTTACGTTCAGCAGATGAGCGACAAGCAATAAACTCACCAGTACAAGGTTTTGGTTCTGACCTGTGTATTAGTGCTATTGCAGACATTGTATTCAGTAAAGAGCTTGACCACTCTAGATTCAATGTTTTAGGCTCTGTGCATGATGCGATTCTCTTTGAGATTAGAGATGATTATGTAGATGAGCTTGTTCCTGTACTAAAGAATATGATGGAAAATCCTTCTATCCTAGAAGGACTAGAGAAACCTATACCTATCATCGCTGATGTAGAAGTTTCTCAATGTTGGGGAGGACATTGATGTATTTGTATGATAAACCTGCTTACTCAAAGAAAGACTACTTACAGTTAAGGGCTTTCAACAGGGAATGTTTTAGACTAGACCCTGAGCATTACATACAAAATCAAATTGACTATGACCCTTGCTATGAAATTGGTATAGACGGTGAGGAATATGTACTTGCTTTCTTTATTAAGGGAATTAGGTATCTTAATCGTAAGTATAAGACTAAGATACCTTCCTTCCCTAGTTATGATGAGATTTACAAGCTAAACTTTAAGCTTCCTGCTAAAATAAACTTTGCAGTAAGGCGAATGGTTGCTGTAACTCACATGAAGACACAGTATGTATCTCACAATATAGCCTTCACCTATGCTTTTGGTGATGAAAGTGAACAGCTTATTATTCACTACCCTACTCATTCAGAGGAATCAGAAGCACTAGCAAGATTCATTATTAGTAATGGATATCGAGAAGATGTTTATAGTTGAGGAGTATTTTGATGGTAACCTTGTTGAAGAGCATAAGTTTTTCACAAGTGAGAGAGCATTGGCTTTTTATGAAAGAGCCTTTAAATTGACAAAGAATACCTACTTTGTGAGGTATTACTATAGAGGATTAGTAAATGGTAATAGTAAATAAGAATAGCTCTGTGGGAATCACAGAGGACATTATCACAAACATTATGCACTTGGGAGCTAGTGAATATCACTTGGAAATTCTTGTGCGTAAATATGAAGACCAAATTAAGTATTGGTATAAGCAAGGACAAGAAGACCAAACTGAGGAAGACCGAATTGCTGTGTATGACACTAAGGAACGTGTGCATCAAGTAACTAATGCACTACAGCAGGTCACAGAACAGCGTAGGAGAGCTATGGTGCTTCTTAAAGGACAAGCCAATGAAATTGGTAACCCTGACCTTTGGTGCTTACTGAAGCACGTTCTAGTTGCTGTAATCACTGCATTTGAAGCTTGGCAAGTAGACCTAGCCAACGATGATGTTAAATCTGTGTTTATTGAGCAGTCACGTATTGCAAATCAAGTTTTAGCAATGTTTCTAGGCTATGAAGTAACTCCATGTAGTGCTTGTTTAACAGACCAACTTAGGGAAGATGGGAAATAATTAAAATTTTTAATTATTTCTCAATTTTTCTATTGACAAATATCCGAAAGTGGTGTATACTAGTATATGCAATAAGGAAAGGAGCTAAAATGAAAGATAAATTGCTCAAGAGTTTAGAAACAATGACTAAAGCTGAGTTATGCAAGGCTATCGGTATTTCATATCACACATTAAACAAGTTTTTATCTGATGATGTAGAGACAATCAGAATAGATTCAATGAAAAAGGTAAAAGATTTCTACAATATCCTAGATATGGAAGAAAAGTTTGAAGCTGTAAAAGAAGAGCTTGAATACACAGTAGATGATACTAAGAAAGAAGTTGAATCAAGCATTAACGTAGTAAAAGTTGAGGTAGAGATTCCTGAACTAGATTATTATGAAGCACGTTTTGTAGATAGATTGAGTAAGGGTACGGTAAAAGAAAAAGTTAGTGCTCTTGGCTATCTAAACTATATACTTAAGGCTAAAACTACTGAGTATATCTCATGGAGAAGAGACTTGATGCAAGGTAAGAGCTTCTCCGATATTGATGACATTGTTGATAGAGTGGGTAGAGCAATCCTCTGTGGTGCTTATACCATTAAGAAGGACACTAAGGAAGTCTATTACATTAAACTACCTTCAGGTCACTACCTATGCAAGTATGACAATGGATTCACAGGATGGACTGTAGAACCTAATAAGTTCACAGTGTCATCAGAAGTGGTTGATGAGCTTAAGAATAGTTACCCTGAGTATACTGACTTTATCTCAAAGGAAGAGGTAAACTCTAAGCCTGTGAGAAAAGAAGAAAAGAAAGTAGGGTTTACTATAAGTGAGCGTATTGGGAAAACGGATAAGAGAGTTAAGAATTTCAAACGGTATGACACAGATGCAACTAGCAAAAAGAATGGGTTACGTTGGTAATTCTAGGGTTGCAACATGGGAAAAAGGAGAAAATATACCCTCTCCACTTAACCTGAAAAGACTCTCTAATATTTTTGAGGTAGACCTATCCAAGTATGTGGATGAGGGTATACCTACATTAGACACTAAGGTTGCTAGAGCTGTGATTAAATGCAAAAAGGGCAATCTTGGTGTGGTAGATACAGTAAAGGAATTAGATAACAGTGGATTTATCACAAAAGATAATGAGAAAGATGTTCTCAAAGCTGTTCTTTATGGTAAGTGGGTTACTGACATTGGTAGCAATTCTAGTGATTTGTCTGAGTTGGAAGAAGATGAATGAGCTAGACCATGAGGTAAAGAGCTTACGTAAGGAACTTAACACAGAACGTACACAAAGGGTCAGTGTGGATGAGTCTTTAGGTATGCGTTTTGATACTCTAATATTTCACCTAGATAACAAGTAAGGAGGTTGTTTATGGTATATGATAGTGGAAAATTCAATATCACTCTTAAGAAAGTAATTAGACGAATAGAAGGTCTAGATGACTGCTCTAAAGCTGAATGGGTTAGGGGTATTTTGGATAAACTTGGTAGTGGTGTTATGTCAAAAACATACCGTGATGGCTATGAGCAAGGTAGATTTGATGAAGCTATGGAATGTAGCACACCTAAAGTAGAAATCCCTGCTTATGTATCACATTGGCTTGAATATTGTAAGGCAACAAATGTAGGCATGTTAACTGCTATAAAAGTATTTAATGTTCACCTATACAACTATGCTAGAATGGCTGATGCTGATAAACTAAGAAGTTATTTCTCATTAGATAAAAACCAAGAGAGCTTTATTGTTGCTTGGGTTAATGGTTACTCTGTGAAGAAGGAAAAGTATTACTATGTAGCTGTGCCTGTTGAGCTAGGTAGGTTTAGACGGTTGTATGTGCTTGCTAATGGTAGTGTAGCATTAGGAGACCATAACTATGAGTCACTTGAACTACTGAAGAAACACTCAAGACAAGCTACATATCAGCTCACAGAGAAGTTGATTAAGGAGTCTCCTTTATCATGGGCTTGGCAGTTTGCTAAAGAATTGGAGGACTAAATATGGGAAAAGAACTTATACCTAAAAATGTTGCAAGTTATATTGATTATTGTAAGGAAAATAAGTTTACTCTTTTTGGAGCTTTATCTCCAATAGGCAAGTTTGGTGAACCACTTGCAGAATCCTTTAAAGGTGATGTCTTAAAGTGCTCATCTTGGGCTAGACATAATTCTGATGAGTTTGCTAGAGCATGGGTAAATGGTTATAGAATCCTTGAGCCTAGATACCAAGTAAAAGTTGAAGCTATAACTGGTAATACTAAGTACCTTGTGTATGGTGAAGTATCTGATAAATGGTATTTTAGTAATGATATGTCTATAAACATAAGAACATATCACACAAAGAAAGAATTGGAAGATACAGGCTTTGGTTGGGTATTCCACTGTAATGGTATTAAGATTACTGAAGTCTATAAAGGAGAGGGCTAATGCGATTTAGTGTATCACGATTGAACACTTACCTAGAAAATCCCTGGGAACATTGGTGTAAATATATAGCTGAGTATAAAGAACTACCTGACCCTTCACGTACTAAGTACATGGATAGAGGTACTATTTTCCACACAGCTATGGAGATTATGGCTGACCACAAGGGAGAACTTTCTGAGGAAAAGGTAAAGCATCTAGCACTATCTGTGCATGAACATTCACCTTTCTCTGATGAAGCACGAGTGGCAGGTCTATTGGCTATTGAGCGTTACCTAAACAGTGGAGAGACTGTAGACTTCTCTAAAGTCATTGAGACTGAGAAGAAAATTGAGGTTGACCTACCTAATGGGCATGAGTTTGTTGGCTATATTGATGCTGTGATTGATAATGGTGATGGAACTGTGTCTCTAATTGACTATAAGACCTACAGTGAAGCACCACAAGTGGATAAACTTAAGTATAGCCTCCAAGCCAACATGTATATGCAGGTTATGACTAATCTAGGCTATAAGGTTAAGGACTTCTCATTTGAGTGTGTAAATCCTAAAGAGAAGCTTGTAGGTAGAGCCTATAGAGTTAAGCATATCAAGTTTAACTACAATAAATTCCGTTGTGAGGACATGTATGAGCAATTCTGTGAATTATCTTCAATGGTTGCTAAAAACCCTGATTTACGATTGTATGTTCCTCCAACTAAGCGACAACCTAACGTGTATGATTACTTCTATAAAGTGTATATTGGAGACATTACAGAAGACCTTGATGAATTTATTGAAAAAAATTTCAAAAAAGTTTAAAAAAGGTATTGACAAAGTAACACGTTTTTGATAAACTATTTATGTGGTGGTAGAGAGAATCACTTTAAACCCTCTACAAAATATTTTAAGGAGGTTGGCATTATGGCTGACAATAAAGAATTACTACTTACTCTTGCACAAGCATTAGGTATTGACCTAACAGGTGCACAAGACAAAGAAGAAGCTAAGGTAGGAGAAACTCAAGCTCCTTCAGAACCACGTTACATTATCTTCGTAGGTAAAAGCCCACGTAAGGTAAAAGCTCCTTACATTGCTATCAATGCAAGTGGAGAACTTTCAGCCTTCACAGAAGAGTCTGATGTACTTGGTAAAGGTACAGACAAAGTAGGTAAGTTCACAATGGATGAAATTAAGGAACGTTTCCCTCAATTCAACCATGAAGCTTTCCTAGTTCAAGTAGAAGACTAATTAAGGAGGAGGCTACATGGATAGTCTGTGTAGCCTTTACTTTATATGAAGTGTAAAATATTTAGTAGTACTAGTATGGATAGACTTGAGTTTGATATAAATAATTTCATTAGGGATAAGGAAGAAGTAAGTATTAGCTTTTCTACTAGTGAAAGAGGTTATCACTTTTACTATTCTGCTATTGTGTATTGGAGAAGAAAAAATGCCACTTGAAATTGCTTTTGATGAAAATGGGTATAACTTAGCAAAGTTCTATAGGGATAATGATTTAATTGAAGTAACTACATTTGGTAGTTGGAATAGTTTTGTTAAGGATAACCCTGAGTTCTCTAAACTACAGTTTATTACTGCTTACAAGTTGTATCTTGTTGAGGGTAATGCTAAAAGAAAGCACAGAGAAGTTCTTGGTGAGGAAATTCCATATTCCATTATAAATATTGTCTCTAAAAAACGTTTTAGTGATGATGAAGTAAAATACCTAACACAAGAGATAGGTATGAAAGGAATGTTTATAAGGACTTTTAAAAATGGTTAAATTTATTTGGGCACAAGATAGTAAAGGTTTGATTGGTAATAAGGGTAAACTTCCCTGGTCTAACAAGTCAGACTTGAACTACTTTAAAAACCAAACAACAGGTGGTATTATTGTTATGGGCTATTCTACATGGAAGTCCATAGGAAGTAAACCACTAAGAAATAGAATCAACATTGTTCTAACTCACAAGGATGAGATTGAAGGATATGATGATGCTGATGTGTATATTGCTCATTCAGTTAAAGAGGTCATAGACTTCTATAATGAGAGTGATAAGGACATGTGGATTATTGGAGGAGCTAATACCTTCAAACAATTTGAAGCTCACTGTGATGAAGCTGTTGTGAGTTATATAGAGGGTGACTTTAAGGGAGATACCTTCTACACAGGATTATCTGATAAGCTTATTGATGATAATGTTGTAGTAACAATGAAAGGTGAAGGCTTCTTAGTGAAGCACTATAGGTTTAAGTAATGAATCAAGATATTAGTCTTGCTGTTGCACTTATCATAGGTAGTGTTGTTCTCCTTATGGTTCAGCTCTATAAGAACCACAAGCTTGAAGAAGACATTGAGATGTATAAACAGTCTAATAAGTATCTAGAAGATAGAATTGCTAAGCGTGATATAGAAGGTGAACGTAACTTCAAAGACCTTGTTGCAGGGATTGATGGAGTAACCTCTGTGTCACTATCAGCTAAACGTTATGTAGAGCTTCTAAGAGCTGAAGATAGCCTTGTGGAGCTTCAATTAAAGGTTAAGGAGATTAGTGATGTCAAGTGATGTAGTTGGATTACTAAAGGATTTACTACTAGTCTTACTCATCTTAGGACTTGCCTATATGGATAGAGGTCGAAAGAAATGAGTGAAGATATTGTAAACCCTAAACGTTACACACAGAACAAACTAGAGTGTTGGGATTTTTGGTTAAAGGCAGGACTTGACCCATTGATTGCATCTGCTGTTAAGTATGTGTGGAGATACAAATATAAGAATGGTATTGAAGACCTTAGAAAAGCTAAGATATTTCTAGAAAAAGCTATCAAGGAAGCATTTAAACATAATGTTCACCACTCAATGAAGGATTACTTAATTGTTCGTAGTGAGATGGAAAGTCTTTCTAACCTACAATACACATTTATGTTACTTGCAACACGTTCAACAGGAACGCATCCTTATGTTACTAATTGTGAAGATATGATTGGATTAGTTGATGACATGATTAAGGAGATTAGCTAAGTGACAAAGACAGAAATTGTTATCATTCTTATGATTGCCATATACTTTGTAGGTAAATTCTTTGTGTCCTACAAGCTATGGCATCACGAGGATGTAATTAAGGTAAAGACTAGGGATGACCTAGTAAGCCCTATTAAACATATCAGTGTAGGTGATTGGGTTGACCTAGCATCTAACACAGAGATTGAGTATAAGGCAGGAGATACAGTCATCATTGACTTTGGTGTGGCTATGGAGCTACCTAAAGGCTTTGAGGCTCATCTACTACCACGCTCAAGCACTTTCCAACACACAGGACTATTACTCACAAATAGTATGGGAATTATTGACAACTCATTCTGTGGAGATAATGACTATTGGGGTGCTAAGTTCTACGCTACCAAAGATGGTAAAGTAGATAAAGGTCAACGATTATGTCAATTCAGAATCTTGGAGAATCAACCTACTCTGAGATTTGTAGAAGTAATTCACCTAGGCAATAAAGACCGTGGTGGATATGGTTCTACTGGTAAGTAAGGAGGAAAACCATGAAGATTAAAAAACTTAACAAGGTACGCTTACATACATTAACTGTATTGTATGGTAAACCAGGTAGTTCTAAGACTACATTTATTAACACTCTACCAGGGAATGTACTTATCCTTGATACAGATAAAGGCTTAGCCTCTGTGTCACAAGATGACCGTTTCTCTGTAGCTGAGTGTGTTACTTGGGATGATGTATTAGAAGCTTTGTCTTATGCTAAAGATTTTGACAGTATTGCTGTTGACCATTTGACTAATGTTCAAGAGCTTTGCTACAAATACCTAATGAAGTCAGCTAACTCTAAGAAGATGACATTGCCTATGTATGGTGAGGCTAATACACTATTAAAAGCTTTTATTGATGAGCTAGTAAGCCTATCTTATGATGGTAAAAACGTGTATGTTATTTGTCAAGAAAAATCTATCAACATTGAAGATGTTGTGGATGAAGATGTTCCTGCTCAAGTTATCCCTAACTTAATGCCTTCACTAGCTAGTCACTTGACTGCATCAGCACGTATCATTGGTCACACAGAGCGTGTAACTAAGTCTAAGGTAGTTAAGGGTGAGAAGAAGGTTAAAGACTTCTATCAAGTACGTTTAGCAGGTAACCCTATCTATACACTTAAGGTAACACGTAAGCCTGACTTGGCTATCCCTGACACAGTAACTAATGCTACTTGGGAATTATTAGTAGGTCTTACAGATGGAACAACTCAGTCAAAACTAAAAGGAGATAAATAATAATGGTAGCAATCCGTATTAAACCAACAGAAAAAGCAGAAACAGTCTATGTACCTGGACGATATGAGGCTCTTATCCAAGGAGTAACTCAAAAGGTATCTAAATCAGGTCTAGACATGCTTGAAATTGTATTCAAGGGAGAGTTTGGTAAGAACTCACCTAAGACAATTACAGGACGAATCATTGACAATAAGATTGGTCGAGAACAGCTATTCAATATCCTTAAGGCTTGTGGTCTTGAAGGAGAAGAAGCTGTAGACGAATCAGAATTGGAAGGTAAATATGTAGGAATCATCATTGCTGAAGGTGAACCTTATAATGACAAACCTACATGGAACGTATTCAACTACTTCACACTAGAAGACTCAGATGATGAAGATGATGCTGATGTAGCTTCTGATGAAGATGATGATGACGATTGGTCTGATGCAGAGTAACTAACAACCTAAAAAGGTATTAGTCTAGAGGATGTAGCTGAGAATCTTTAAACAGTAAACAAATTAAAGAAAGAAATTATTTCTAATTAACAACTCAGCTACTATTCTCACAGAGGTAATAAGTAAGCTAGTTCACTTGTGTAAGTAACAGTCACTAAGCTTGATTCCTTTCTCATATCCCTTATTACTTCTGTGAGGGTAAATCCCTCGGTCATGATTTTGCCTTTATGGTTTTATTCCTTTCTAGGAGGAGCATAGCTCCTTCCTAAGTGTGCACAATGTCTAAGTTCATAATCTCCATTAGTTTTATTTTTTATTATCCTTTCTATTTTATTATTTTTACATAAGTTTGACTGACTTTGCGTGAAGATATTGTGCATACCTAGGAGGAAGACATGCAAGTAAACCTTACAACTTTTAAAGAATACATACTCATGCGAAGAGATGCCTTTGAGCATAAGTATGGTCTTGTAGAACTCAATAATAGACCTTTAGCACGTAGGCACTACCCTAACAATCTAAAATACCTTGATGACATGTCACAGGTGATGATTAGAACTCTTAATAATCATCCAGTACCCTTAAGAGATAAACTGCTAACTGTGCTCATCTATAGGCTTGTAGGAGACACTACTATTGTTAGACGATATTCTAACAAGAAAGAGGTATTTGAGCTACAGGACTTACAAAAACTAGCTAAATACCTTAATAGGGAAACAACTATAGTAGAGAATAAATACCATACTCCACTAACTAGGACAGGTATTACAGGACTAGCTAGAGGTGAATTTCTACTAGCTGTAGCTTGTGACTTCCTTGATAAGTTACCTAAAGATAACTTTTATAGATGGAAGACTTCTGAGATTGCTAGACACTTCTATGAGTTTGAGAAGGTCTATGGGATTAAGTATGCTACAGCTTATCAACTAGCATCTGACTTTAGTTATATCAATGAGTTAGAGGTAAGGATTGACTTTATCCCTTGTGTTCCTGATTCAGCTAGAGATATATATAAGCAGATTACAGGAAGAAGCTACTCAACTAAAGCCTATAAGGAGTTCACACAAACAATCATGGATTGGTATATTGAGCAAAAATTCCTTGACAATAAGGAAAGACTTGTACTACCACATGATGTAACACAGATGCTAATAGGCTATCGGTACTTTACCTTTAACCAAAAAGGTGTCCTTACTAGGCTGAGAGAAGACTCAAAGGTAAAACGAAGAATAAATGGATTAGTTATTGCAAGGAGTATGTATGACTACTATAAAAAAGAAGTGGATTCTGAAAAGGATTGACGAACTAGGTAATTGCTATCACACAGTAGAGTTGGATAGCTATGTCCTACGTAACCGATTTGTTCGTGAATGGATTGGTGAAGATAGAAATTACACAAGAACTAATGAGGGTGATGTTGATATTATCCTAAAACGTAACGGAGAGGAGCTTTGGTATTATGAAGAATGGTGTGAAGGAGATTAGTCCTGAAAAGGCTTCTGACCTTTATATTCAGCTTGAGAAGAGACATATTGAACTTGGTCAAGCTATTGCATCCACACGTAACCCACAGAAGCAAAAACAGCTCCGTAGGAAGCGTAAAAACATTAGAGCAGAACAAAATAGCCTATACCCTACAATGGTAGGAACAGGCTTTGTTGCTTATACTGAAAAGGCTTTAGGTCTTAAAGGTAATCAAGCTCTATATGGACGATATGTAAGAGGTAAAAAGTGATGATTACTGATGGTGTTCTTAGTACGTACAAATTATATGAAAATTATGCTAAATATAAACCTGAAATAGTAGGTTATGGCTCAATAGACATAGAAAAGGTAGAGGATATAAATGGTGTACTAGTAAAACTTAGACATGGATATAATACTTATCTGTTTGTAGCCTATGAGCCTGTGATTAACACTCAATCTGTAGCAGAAGACATGTACCTATTACATGAAGGGGTGTTTAATGACAAAAGAGCGTATGGAAGATGCTTGTTTGTGGAAAAGTTTTCTGAATCTGGTGGAATTATCCATACCTCACATAATGGAATGTTTCACGTGAAACCTATAGCAGGAGGACTACTTGTATGATTAGTAATAATGAAATAAGTAAATGGAAAATTGCTACAGGTTGGCACAACTTTACACCTAATGTTATAGGTCATGGTTACATAGCTCATCCATATATTCCAGGAAAGATAAATGGCTCACTTGTAGAGCTTACTAATGAAAAAGGGATGAATAAACACTTATTCATAGCAGATGAACCTGTAATTGACACTGATAACGTTGTAGGATTTGATAAATATTTCTTCCATGAAGGTATATTTGCAGATGAGATTGCTAATGGTAGATGTTGGTTTATAAGCAGAGCTACTCACCATGACAACCTTATAAGCACTAACCTTAATGGAATATTTACCAAGTGTGAGTGTTTTAGGGGGTTGATTGTATGATTACACTTGAAGAACTCAATAAATACCTCAAAACTCACACTGCAATATCAAGTAAGCCAGTAATGCTCAAAACTTACCCTTTTGGTAAGGGTATAGTGTTTGAAATAGAAGGTGATTGTGATGAGCTATTTATCAGTGATATAGAGGATGATAACTTTTTCCACTCTGCCTTATCTATACTTAGATATGACCATCCATACCATTTTAGGTGTATGTATACAGACCCTTCAGAGTATAAACCTATCTACTCAGGGATAAAAGTATAAAGGAGATTGTTTATGGTTACTGTTGAGGAGTTAAATAGATACATGCTTATGGGTAGAGCCTTATCAAGTAGAAGAGTAGTAATGTTAGATTATCCTTATGCAAAGGGTACAGCCTTTAAACTAAGCAGTAGGAATGATGAATTATTTATTAGTGACTCAGAAGATAGAATGTGTTTTCATTCAGCACTTTCTATGTTATCGTCTGACCATGGATTCCGTAATAGATGTTACTATGTAAGTAATTCAGTTGTTAAACCTATACAAATGGGTCTAATAGTATAAAAAGAAAAGAGCCTTAATTGGCTCTTTTTATTATTTACAATTACAGTCTGTTTTAGGTAGTTCTGTGAACTTTAGACAGTCAGGTAAGTCCTTACCATCTACTACAGGAACATATTCAACCTTGAATTGGTGAACCCTAAACACACCACTAGCTTGGTTATCAGGCACTACTCTTACCTTGATGTACTGACCTTCAGGAATGATAAGTGTATCACTCATCTCCATAGCTCCATCAGTAACTCCCATCATTTGCCAATGGACTGAGCGTTGTTTAAGCATGTCAGTAGTATAGTTCTCTCCACTGTGATATACCACAAATTGCATTGTGTTATCTTCATTGGCTTTAAGGGTTGTACCATCAGCACACCATCTAATATATACTCTATACTTTCTATCTGTGAGCTTTCTACGCTTGTCATCACTCTCAAAGTCAACACCTGTAGTGGAATCCATGTATAGTGATACTTCATACTCTTTAGTGATAGGGTATAAGAATGTCGCTGAGGATACAGCTGAGTTTCTTGAGTAGTTCACTTGAACTGTACCCATATCACCAATAGTTGCTAGGTATTCACCCATACACTGAACCATATCCCATAGGGCACAGATGTTTTCAATGTAGTGGTTTATCTGACAAGCTAACTTCTTGATGAATGAGCTAAAGAACTTAGGGTTGTAGCATTTTTGAGATTCTGCCATACAAGCATATCTACCTACACCTTTATTATTCTCATCCACAAGAGCATTACAGTCAGCTACCATGATGTCATCACAGTCACAACCATCATACCAACAGTGGTCTTTTACATTTTCTTTATAGCTTGTGAAGGATGCTTCATTAAGCCTTGTTTCTTTCTTATCAGTTGCTACCATTAGTTACCAACCTTTCCTTGTGCCTTCCATGTATCACTTTTACGTATCTTTTGGTCAACATGTTTAGCAAAATTAGAACCTCTTCTACTCTTCATATCCTTGTTACCATTAGTGAATGATACCCACTTAGAGGCTTTTCTAATAGCCCAGGGCTTGTTAGGTACTGGTTTAGGAGGAAGAGTATGGATAGGGAACTCTACCCATTTAGTCACACTAGCATTATCACCATGAATACCGATAGAGAACTTATCCATCTCATCAAAGTTAAGTCCTGAGAAGGTGAATGTCTTCCAAAGGTAACCTGAACCTTGTGAATCCCATCCTGACCTATCATAAAGAGGTTTACCTGCATTTACCCTATTGATGAGTTTGTCGCCTAGTTTTACCCATTGACCATTCTTCTTCTGATATTGAATATCAGCATAAAACTCATAAATATCATAGTTAGGGTTACCTCTATAATACTCATTTCTAAGGATTTGCCAAGAGGTATTAGAAGTGATAACCATTAAGTTGATTGTGATATTTAAGTTATCACCTTCCCACCAAAAGTGAATACCTGTACCATAGTTTCTACTACGTAAAGCATTCATTTCAGCCATAGGGATGTTGAAGTAGTCAGCGTTTCCTCCACCCTGACCACCTACAACATAAATCTTCTCATAGTTACCAGTGTTGTTGTAAACTCCCCAGGCATATCTACCTGTATCGTCTTTCCAACTAGCCATAATTAACCTCCTGCCAAGTCATTCTCAGTCTTGTTATTGCTTGTTCTAATAAAGCTTCCTCCATCAGGTGCTCCACCAAACAAGTTGATATTACCTGTGGCTACATGTCTGTTAGGGTAAAGTTCACCTTCAAACACAGTAGAGCCAGTTTGCTTCCAAGCTCCTGAGTTCTTAAGGTCAGTAAGCAATTTCTCTAAAGCTCCTTTAACCTTGTTATACTCAGCCACAGGAACATAGCCACTTAAGTTAGGCTGTGGTATGGTTACAGAGCCTCCATTGTTAGATAGTGTTATTGTGTTACCATTTAGTGTGAGTGTTTGTCTTTGGTTTATGTCATAGTTACCTATACCTTTAACCTTAACATTGTCACCACTAATCTCAGTAATCTTCCAAATACCTCTATTTGTTGTGTTACTATTAGAGTAATGGTCTTCAATGGTATCTCCTACCCTTAAGTCATCATTGTTTAGGATGTTTGCTTTTTGGATTGTAGGAGTGTTAGTTGCATCAGCTCTTCCTGGAATATCACCAACGTAGAATCTATGCACAGGTTGTCTTAGGCTATTAAGGTCTACTGAACCACCATTAGACAATGTAAGAGTTCTACCATTAAGTGAGATAGTCTGTCTAGTATTACCGAATGACCTTTTAGTTGCAAAGGTAAGGGTAACATCACTACCATTCACAGCAGATACAGTCCAATAATTTGCTTCAGTTGCTCCACTATTGGCATAGTATTTAATGTCTTGAACAATATCACCTATCTTAACTCCTGACTTATTTAGGAAGTTATCAGTATAGGTAGTTTGAACATCTCCAGGAACAGCATATCCTGGGATATTAGACTTAGCAATACGAATTACAGGCTGATTATCTTTTGGAATAGTAACAGCGTTACCCCCTGTGATAGAGAGAACACCTGTACTAGCATTAAAGCTCAATGTCTGTCTATCATTGTCAGTCTTAGCTTCTAGAGCACCTAATCGTCTTAGCACACCACTATCATCATAGGTAGGTACTGTAGGAGTAGGCTTATTTTCTAGAGCTGTAAGTCTTCTTTTTACATCAGCATCATTGTATACTGTATCCTTATCAGGTCTATCCTCTAGAGCTTTAACTCTAGACTTAAGAGCTGAATCATCATAAGCTACACCTATTGTGTCCTTATCTTCAAATTCAACTTTCTTAACATCACCATTCACAAAAGTGTAGGTAATGGTAATCTTATTGCCTTCACGGTTAAGGACTACATTAGATACAAAGTTGTCTGTTTTTCCTTCAAGTGATTGAAGTCTTCTCTTAACATCAGTATCATCATACACAGTATCACGGTCTTCAGGAAGTGTAATTGAACCTCCTTCTGTAAGACTAATTGTACGGTCATTGATGCTTAGTTCTTGCCTATCTGAAGGAATCTCTACTGAGTTACCTCCTGTGATAGACAATGTTCTATTGTTAAAGCTAAGATTTTGGTTCTCATTAGGTTGAGTATTGGTGATAGTTCCATCAGATGAAATACTAATACCATTACCTGCTTTATAGTCCAATCCTGCTTCACCATTGACCCTAATCCATCTAGTTCTGTCAGGAGATAAGGCATAAAGGTTTCCATCAGGAGTTCTGAATAAGTGGTCTAAGTCTCCCATAAAAGGGTCAGGAAGAGTATCTACTAGAGTAATCCAAGTGTCCTTGTTTGTAAGACATTCTCCACAAAAAGTATTAGGGTTTCCCCCACAAGAATAACAGCTCATTCTATCCTCCTGCTAAGTCATTTTCTGACTGACCTTTATTAGTACGAATGAATGAATTACCATCAGGAGTACCTCCAAATACGTTGATATTCCCTGTAGCAATGTTTCGTCCTTGAACAAAGTGACCATCAATGTCACCTTCCCAAGCTCCACTTGCTTTAAGGCTCTCAATAATCTTATTAAGTGTAGCTTTCAATTTAGCATTTTCAGCCTTAACTTTCTCAATCTCCTTAAGAGCACTTCCATCATTCATATTTTGAGCAATCCAACATAGTTGCTCATTAACATTTTTATTAAAGCACCATTGAGAGTAAGCAAACTTAGCGACTTCCTCAACAATATTACAAAGCTGAGTATCTCTTAACACTAGAGCGTGTTGTTTGATTACATCATCATTCTGTGCCTTTAGTGACTTACACGCTGTTTTACCTACAACAATGTCAGCACACTTGCAGTTTACACAATCTGCCATTTAATTCTCCTTAAAACAATCAAAGTCACAGTCAAGAGTTCCACACTTCTTAAGAGGCTTAATAGGCTTTTCAGGAATACTTAGGTCTAATAGTTCTCCTCTAAAGGTATTACCAAAGAACTCCATTACCCAGTTACCAGGGTCAACCTCATCAGAATTTTCAGCAGTTTCTTCAAACCTTTGAATCACACTAAAGTCAATCTTACTCCCTACTCCTGCAAATAACATAGAACCAAAAGGAATTGAACTCTCATTCTGTGCTCCTGTTAGGTCTATAGCATTAAAGAACTCATTAGCCCTTTTAGTAACTCCTGCTCCTGGAGGAATCCTATAAGTAAGCTGGCTATTATTGAACTTAAGACTGAATCCTTGTTGATAGTCAATGTCATTTACAACACCCACAAGCATTAGGTTTAGGGGTTTTCCTGAATCATCTGTAAACTCAAAAGTACCATTTATACGGTATACCTTATACAAAAGAAAAGCAATACCACCTGTTGAGTTATACACCTTAACATACCTGTCAGATTTACCTGAAGGGTAGAAAGTATCAGCATCTCTTCTTGTGAAAGCCTTATTTATAGTTACTTTACAGTTTACTTGTTTACCTTTAGTAGTTGTAGCTATATTGGTCAAAGTAACTGTGTAAGGGGAGCTAAGCTCTCTGTCATAAAGTGTTGTCTCAGTATTATCTCCAAAACCTAAACCTCCTCTGACATATTCAACATTAGGCTTAGATGTAGCAATAGAGAATCCTTTGTAGTAGTCATAGCTTCCTGCACCACCTGCATAGTAATTACCTGACAAGTAAATGTCATCCTTAACTTCAGTAGTAGGGTTAGCCTTGATTTCCTCTAGTCTCTTCTTGTTCTTGTTTAGTCTAGCTTCTTCTTCATCATAGATTTTCTTTGCTAGGGCATATACAGCTTCTAGGTCATTAGTATTGGTTAAGTCTATACCTCTAAGTCTCTTTACTTGAGCCTTATTCCTCTTAAGGGTTAAGGTATTTATCTCATCCATACGTTCTCTCATACACATCTGAGTTCTACAAATTGACTTAACCTTTTTCTGAATACATCTAAGCCTATTAAGAATTTCACAAGTAGTATTGATAAGTTTCTTGTTTAGGCAGTAGACATGGAACAGCCCTTTTTCTGTGTTAGGTAATAGGTCACAATGTTCTGAATTGGAGACTACATCACCTGACTTCTTAATCTTATCAATGTTTATCCCCTTTTCACAGTCATCTAGGGTAAGACCTTTTTCATCACATTTACAATCACATAGGCTCACCTAGTTACCTCCTAACACTTGTCACAGTCAGCCTCACACTCTTGTACTGGAGTGTTTTTCAATAGACTAAGAATCTCTGCAAGCTGACTATTTTGACACTTAGTTATCTTGCACAGATTATCAACTTTCTTCTCTAAGCATTTAACAACTCTAAGAATATAGCATATAAAACTAATTAAGTTATTAAAAACACACCAAACAGCGTAAAATGCCTGTCTGATGGCTTCATTGATATTACACCATTCTGAAACAGAGATTTTACGCATTGCTGGTCTGATTTTAATGTCATTTAGTTCATATAACTTAGAGCAATTCTCTAGAGAAGGCTCAACTTTTTCACATTCACAGTTCTTGCTCAAACAGTTATTTGACATATCAGTTACTCATTTTCTTTGTTGTACTTAATACTTGAGATACCAATAAGAGTACCTAGTAAAGTATTAAAAGCAGTTAGAATTACAATAGTTGTAGTCATGTCATACCCAAGTTGCACACCTACAATATTCACAAAAGTGATTATAGCAGGAAGGGCGATTAGTACAACATACTTAAGTATATCATATACTTGATTAGATAGTTTCATTGTGTTACCTCATTATTTCTTAAAGATACCTGGGATGTTGATAATGATACGTTTGTTGGCGATGGTATCAGCATTTGTACCAAAGATTCTGATTACATCTGCTCCTTTATCCATCCAAATAGATGTAGGAGTATCTCCTACCCATGCTTGAGCCTCAACAAGCTCAGCAGGCTTAGGTGCTCCTTTTGGTAGTTTAGCAATAACAGTACCTTGACCAACAGACTTAATAATCTTAAAGTCTACTTTCAAGATACCAACACCTGTGCTACTAGAGTAAGTAAGTGTGATTCTAGGTGAAGCATCCGTGTCATAAGTACCTTCTTGAACAAGGTCTCTATTAGTAAAAGTTCCTCTATATACTGTAATATCTGTTGCTTTAGCTTCTTGCTTAGTAACAATGTCATTGACTTCCTCTTTAGTGTAAGTCTTTGACTTGTCATAGTAGTTCTCTAAAGCACCATTGATATTTACATTGTAAGTGTTAGCATCCTCTGTCTCAGTGTGAGTTACAATAACACCTTCTGAATCAGAAGTAACCTTAGTAGGCTTAGCTGTAGAGGCTGTAGGAAGCTCCACAGAGTTTCCATTAGAGATGCTTAAGGTATTTCCTTCAAGGGATAATGTTTGCTTGTCTTTATCCTCTTTAGACTCAAGAGCACTAAGTCTAGATTCATTGTTTACCCTGATTTCACTAATGTCATGTAAAGCACTAGCTACTGAGCTACCTAAGTCATGTACCTCTTCCTTAAGCTCTGTGTCATTATACACAGTATCTTTGTCAGGCTTATTCTCTAAGGCTTCTACTCTATTTCTAAGGGCAGTATCATCATAAGCCACAGAAACAGTATCATTGTCGGTAAACTCAACTTCCTTATTGTCACCATTGACCATAGTGTAAGTAAGTTTTACTGTGTTACCTTCTCTAGACACACCAACATTAGATACAAAGTTATCAGTCTTACCCTCTAATGTAGCAACTCTTTCTTTCAAAGCGCTATCATCATAGACTGTATCCTTATCAGGCTTTTCCTCAAGGTTATGGATACGTTCTTCAAGGGCTGTATCTTTCTCTGCAAGGTCATTTGCTTTACCTTCCAAAGTAGTTACTCTACCTTTTAGCTCTGTATCATCATAACTTGAACCTGAAGGTCTTTCTTCTAAGGCTGTTATCTTGCTTCTAAGCTCACTATCGTCATAGATTGTGTCTTTGTCTTCCTTGCTCTCTAAAGCCTCAATACGAGCATCTGTGTGCGTTCTGAGAGCTGTTAAGTCATTCTCAACTCCTTGGATTGCACTTTCATTAGCTTTGATGCTTTGTTTAACTTCTGTGTCATCATAGATAGTATCCTTATCTGCTTTACCTTCTAGAGCTACAACTCTATCAGTAATGTCAGTAAGTTTACCATCTTGCTCTTTGTCTTTGTTTTCAAGTTCTTTCAAGACATTTGCAAGAGTTTCATTGGTTTTTACTGTAAATGTTACATCCCCATTTTCATTAAGGGTTTCTTTTTCCACAGTAATATAACCTTCACCTAGTACACTCACAATTTGAGGAGTTAGGTCAATAGTGTCATATCCTGACCTATCAGGACGAAGTACATAAGCCTTCTTATCCTTACCTTCACCCTCTTTAGGGATGATGTAGATATAGTTAAGGTCAGCAGTCTCCTTAGCAGGAAGCTCTTCAACAATCTTAACAATAGGCTCACGCTTCAATAGGTCTTTCAAGCAATCAAGCTCAACTTTTACCTTTGTCATTTAGTCTCCTTTACTTCAGTACCAATCACACCACTAGCAGACACAGTGAAGGTCTTGTTAGTCACAAGTACACCTTCTTTATCTAGGTAGTACCAACCATCAGCACCTTTAACCATGTGGTCAGTCTTCATGTCACCTTTATCTGCATCAAGGTAGTACCATTTTTCCTTGTCTTTAAGCCATCCAGTTTTCATAGCTCCATTACTTAGGAAGTAGTACCACTTGTTAGCAATTTTCTTCCATCCAATAGCCATTGAGCCATTTTCAGTTAGGAAGTACCAAGCTCCATCTGTGTGTTTAAGCCACTTGTTATGGAACATATAACCATTTGCATCAAAGTAGTAATATACATCTTTGATTTTAGCCCATTTGTTCTTAGGATAAGAACCATCTGAGTATTGATACCACCAACCAGTGTCATTACGCTTCCAACCTTCAGACACAGATGCTTCACCCAGCATGTCTTGTACTGTATCTCCCATAGATTGATAGCGTTTAATCTTAGCAATAACATAATCACGAAGGCTATCGTTTGTGCCTCCATGAAGGGCTAGTGAACGAGCAGGACATGATGTACTTGAGAACTCATTGTGGAATTTGATATTAGAGTAGTCAGGTGTAGCACCATAATACTTCATATCTTCAGCCATTTGTCTAAGAGTCATATCCTCATTAGCCAAGAACTCAGCATCAGTAGTACCGAATTGTTGACACACTTCATAGCCGATTGAGTTCATGTTACCATCATAATTAGCTGTAGACCATGAACCATTAAAGGTATCTTCTACTCTAGCAATAGTGTTTCTATTGATGTAGTAGTGAGCAAAACCTTTGTCTGCTTCATCATTGTCATAGCGTGACTGTAACCATCCAATATATGCTTCAGGTGTCATACTACCTGCATCATTGTGTAGGATGTAATATTTAGGCTTTTCCGTAGGTCTTCTTCCTGCAATACCTCTGAAAATAGATTTATTTATTACGTTTACCACTAGATTTCTCCTTTGTGTATAGTTTTTCTAGTTTTTCATCTAATCCATGAATGTAGTGATTACCTTGTAAATTATTGAAATACTCATCCACAATAGGTCTAGTCATTTCCCACTTTTCTTGAATAGTAAAGTCATGTGAGTTATAGATTTGAAGATATTCTGAACGAATACTAGAGCGTTTAGCTCCTTTGCTCAACTCAATCAGTTGGTCTCTTTTGTGTGTAAGATAAGCTACACCTAGACCACAAGCTGTTGTAATCACCAGTGTAATTGCAGACATTACTGTTTGATTTTCTACAAGTTTAAGTATTAGTCTTTCCATATACCCTCCTATAAGTGGTCTACATCTGTATTAAGAAATTCCTCAACATGAGGTACATTATACTCTTGCTCATAGACTTTTCCTTTTAAGGTAACTCTAACATTAAGGGTGTAGTTAGTCTTACCTTCAACCTTATTACTACCCTCTTTATAGAAAGGCTCACTAAGTACAGCTTCTACTGTTGTTCCTTCAGGTAACTTGCTCTTAAGAGTTGTAATTATTCCATTTTCAAAAGCCACTTTTTGCTCAGGACTATTCTCTGTCACAGTTAGTACAGAACCCTTTAGATAAGAAACTTTAGAGAATTTTCCTTCTACTGTAGGCATTAGCTCTAAGAGATTTACCTCTGTAGTACCTTCAGTAGGGGTATTTTCCTTAGGTGTGTCTTCTTTAGGCTCTTCCTTTTCCTCTTTAGGCTTTTCTTCACCATGAATCAGCTTCTTAAGGTCTTCACACTTAAGTTCTACTGCATCATCGTAAGAGCCTCCTCCACCACTAGAGCACTTAGGTTGAATCATCTCACAAGTTGCTTTAGGGATTTTAGAGTATTTCTTAGACCAGTCAATGTAGGTAACTCCACAGAGTTTGTCTGCATCATCTAACTTATATACCATTTTCTACCTCACGTAGACATCAAAGGATGTCTTATCATTTGTTGCGTACACTTTACCTTTAAACCCAAAAGGGGTATTGTAAACCTTACCCATGACATCACCAAAGGAACTTGGTGCTGACATAATTATATTACCATCACCATCAGATAAGAACCCATAAGCATTATAGCCTTTACCTAAAACGTTTATGTTATTAGGGAATGAGTCTCCTGATGAGTAAGTCCACTCATAGTTAGCTTCCTTTATTCTCCCTAAAGAGATAAACTGAGCCAATGAGTAAATCTTTTGTGTTCCTGATTGGTCTAGACCGTCACTAGTCTTATCGGTAAACCAATCATATCCGTTAGGCTTATCATACTTCTTCTTTTCTTCCTTCTTAGTGGTAGAGTATTCCTCTAATTTCTTCACACAAGATGCAGGTATATAAGCCACAGAGCCATCATACTTATCATAGATAAGCCATTCACCGTTTATCTTACCTGATACCTTATTACACTTGAAGAAAGTCTCTACTACTGTGGAATCACTAGGGGATTTTACTCCCTCTACCTTATCACAGGTGATTTCAAAGAAGTCTCTAGCAATGAACTTTTCTGATTCTTTTGCATTACCAATAAGTGCTCCATTAGAATCAGTAGGCTCATAGTTGTCTTGACTTTTGATACGTACTATTCTGAGAATCTCATTCCCATAACCATAGATAGCTCTTCTGTGCTCAATAACACACTGATGTTGGTAGTTCTGTTCAACTATAAGTGCATTGGATAAGTCTCCTCCTCCATACACAAAAGTATGACCATAAACTGTACCATCTCCTCCTCCTGGCTCAGTAGTAGAGAATATATCTCCTACCCTTAGAGTCATTCCAGGAGTATAAGGTATAACATCTGCAAATGAAGAGATGTCTCCTATAGTACCAATTTGATTACCATTACCCCATAGTTCAAATCCAAATTGCTTTGAGACATATAATACTAAGTCTACACACTGATAAGGATTGTCAGGGGGTGTTGGGTAACCATCATAATCAAGACACTGACCAACATACTGTTGGGCTATTTTATAAGCATTTGTCATAATAATTATACCTAAAATTTATCCTCTAGTAAACCCAAACACAAATTAGTTAGATAGGTAAAATCATAGTAAAACTCTTCACCATCTAGCCTTATAATGTTGGATTTTCTAAAGCAATAAACCTCTTTTTCCTCTAGTCTGAGATAGAAGTCCTCTGTGTCTAGAAATTCCTTAGCTCCTCCTCTATCATTTGTATGAATGAGTTGTCTAACAAATTCCTCTACAATATGCTCAGCCATGATTCTATTATCCATACGCTGAACAAGGTCTTTTCTAATACGCTTCACCATCTAGTTCCATCTCCTTAACAAGTTCTTTGAGTCTGTACTCAAGGTAGAATATCTCACTCTTTAGTTTTTCATTAACAATCACAGACTGATAATCAGTAGGGTGTTTAAGTAGATGTTGCTCTAACCTAAACTGCTTTACCTCTCTATGGTTCTTTCTGAATACCACATTTTTATGTGTACCATATAGGCTCATATTTCCTCCTAGTTTATATGACTATACTTAAGGAAGTTTCTAAGGGTAATCTTAGCTTCTCCTAAAGCATACACAGTAAATATTTTCTCTCCTGCGCTAAACAGCGCATCTCTTTGTGCATTATTGAGATACCATGCAGAATACATAAGGTCATAACCTTCTAAAGGCTTATTGTTAGGGAAAATACCTTCTCCACTAGCATCATCACCAATCCAGTTACATCCCCACTGTCTTCTGAAAATCTCAGTAAGCTCAATCTCTGCTGTATCTCCAGTACGTTCATTCTTAGCAGATACAACTAAGTGCACATCTGTTAGAGGATTTACCTTTCCTCCGTCACAGCCTTTCTTATCTTGCTCAACAATGAACTTCAAGAACCATCTTTGGAATCTATCAAGGTCTGAAGGTACTAACACACGGAAAGAAGCTGATTTAGACTCCTTATTGATAGGTACAACCTCTTCAGGGTCTTTCTTATTCTCTTCCTTAGTTGTCTCAGCACCATCTAAAACAGTCTTGATAAAGTCCTTGTGCTTGTTAGCAAAATCAATACGTTCTGCTAATTTATTACCAGGAACTCCTCCCCAATCGCTTAGGAATCGAGCTGTTAAATCAGAAATAGCATTGCTACTAGAAGCAACTTCCTTCACAACATTGCTTAGACCTGTTTCAGATAACATAAACTTGAACTGTGTACCAAAGGTGAAAATGTTTCTTCTTCCATCCTTGTGTGCAAAGTCTACTAAGGCTTTACATCTCACACCAGTCCATTGACCTAATCCTACACCAATCCAGTGCTTACCATCAACATTGTATCCTGGTTCATAAAGCTCTTGGTTAGGGTACATAGCTTGAAAGGCATCCCAACTACCTACAAGGTTTTCTGCTGTAGGCTCATCCTTCATCTTGTCATAGACATGATTAGTTAGATAGTCAGTCTCATACCGTTTAGCTGTTACATTACTCTCAATACCAAAGTAACCAATAATAGCAGATACTCCTTCAACCTTAGCATCAGGAATTTCTTTCTTGATAGCCTTAACAAACTGCTTGATTCTCCCTTGCACATCCTTTGATTCAGCTTCTTCTACATTCTCATCTCCATAAGGAGCACAAGCCTTTGAAGTAGAGAAGGATGACACATAGTCAAGGGCATAGAGGTCAGTTACACCTCCTCTACGCTGTTTAGACTGTTGAATTACTCTAGCCTTAGTTCTAGCTACAGAATTTACTAGTTTTATGTAGTTGTTTGACATAAGACCTCCTATTGGTTTACTGTAATATCTCTATCACTATATAGGTATTTAGATAGTTTTAGCTTTTGTATATGGACATTACCTACAGAATACATATCAGAAATGTGTGTCACAAAGAACCAATCACTTGCCTTCAAGACCTTCTCATAATACTTAGTACACGCTGTAAGCTCCCAAACACCTGCATTAAGTGTGAACATTACCCTATCACCTACATCTATAGCTTTAGGCTTTAGAGGCTCAATAGTAATGTCATAGGTAACTTTTCTACGTGAATTGATAAGTCTTCTAATAGCTGTTCTATATAGCTGTTCTGTTGCTTTAAGCCTATCAGCATCAGTGATTTCTTTGTTATCCTCTGCTATTGACTGTGTATCATTATCTGTCACAGTACCCCAATAAAGCTCTCCTGCCTCTAAGGCAATTCCTTCTTCATCAAGTACAGCAAACTCATCTCCAATAATCTCAGGAGCAAACACAGGTAATTGAGGATAGTCATAATAACGCTGAGAGTTTACCTTGTTACCTGTCTTAATAACAGGGAATCCTTTTAACATGAATCTAGGGTTATGGAAGATGTCTCTAAGGGTAAGTGAACTAGCTCCACTATCAGACTTATCAGACATAGCCACAGCAATATTCACTGTGTCTTCATAGTTTTCCTCTACATCATCTAAAGAGATAAGGTAGTTATACTCATTGATAAGAATGTCCTTCTTCTTACCAAAAATACCAAACTGTATTAGGTAAGGGTCATACTTACTAACCCTCCAATAAAGGGCTGTTGTCTTTTCACAAATCTTAGTTAGGAACTCTAGGAATGACTCATTAGAGAACTCATATTCAATTAAGTTCTTCTCAGCATAGTCATCAAGGTATTCTACCTTAAAGTCATTGAGAAGGTCATCCTTGTGGTCTTCACCTTGCCAATATCCTAGAGCTTGTGTTACAGCAGAGACTACTGAACGAGCTTTTACCGTGACATTGGTAGGAAGTGTTCTCTTACCTAGTCTACCTATCACATGAGAGGTATCTACTGTCACAGTCATATCTTTAAAGTTGTTTACTTTCTTTCCTGCATATCCTCTATAAGTCCAATCTTCAGTCTTAATGACGATATGGGTATTACCATTCATCATTTTAGAATATCTAATTGGTAGAGTTAATTGGATAGAGGGAACTTCCATAAGGGAAAACTCTATACCAATATCACCTAAGAAATCTTCTCTAGCTATAATAGCAGAGCCTAGTCCTGAACTTACGGAGTTCTCAATATATCCTATCACACAGTCACACTTTCATAATCAATAAATAAGCAAGCATTTTCATTAGTGATGCCACTAACTGATACATCATTCAAGCCCTTCTTAACATAAGGCAATTCTGAGCAGATAGTAAGCACTGACAATGAAATTTCCTTGTAGTTAAACTCAAGACATTCCCAAGACTTAGCATACCTAATTTCACCTTTGTAGTTAGCTGTAAGGATTCCTTTATATTCACCTTTAATCTTAAAGTCAATATTGTTAATTCTTACTACAGGGTCTTTGAACTCACCGTCTAAGGCAAAGCTCCATCTGTGACTATCAACTACTGTATCTGAGATAAAATGACCATTCATAACCTCATTTACACAGTTATCACAGACAGTGTGCTTGTAGAAGTCTTTAAGGCTTCTGTTTGTCTTTCCTTTAGAACAGTTATACACAACTCTCCAGCTAGAGTTACACTCATTGAAAAAGTCATTGATAAACTTAAGGTTAGTTTGAGCAGAGCAGAAGTCAATCATACCGTCCAAGTCATCACAATCACTCTCACAACACTCACAAATGTTATTACAGTTAGGTAGACTATTACAGCAATGTCTTGACTTAGCTACACAACTAGCCTTCATGTCTAGAAAGTCACAGTTCTCAAAAGGTTCTAGGTAAGTCTTTGATTCATCTGCCTTATACCATACACCATCAGGGTTATCAAACTCAACCCTAAACACAAGGTAATCCTCATCAGTAACAACCCACTCTTTACTTGGTTGAATGCTAGTTACATAAGCATTACACCACACAAGCTGTAGTCCTGTGTTAATAGCCCATAGCTTACCAGGAGTAAGTAGTTGTTCCATGATAAAGTCATAGTGAGATTGAATATGCTCCTCAGACCATGTATTAGTTCTTAAGGCAATTTTAAGTGAGATAGTGTTGCTATCAATCAGTGATTTATTAGACACATTACCAACATAAGACCCATTAGCAAAAGTGCGTGAGGTTTTATTCTCACGCAAACTAATGCTCTCTGTCTGTTCATCAATAGATTTTCTACCGAGGAACACTAGGTCATTAAATTGAATGTATCGTTTAGGCTTTGTGAAATTTTCATCACATCTAGTCATTAAACATACCTCATCAATTTATCCACACCAAACATACCATTTAGATATTGAGATTTGTTGTCAATATTTTGGCTTATTTTGGCATTATTTGTGTTATATACATTGTTAATTATAGTAGATTTACCAACACTTTGCAAGGCATTTACACCAAACTTGTTAAGGTTATTTAGGAAGTTAGTACCTAGGCTGTCAACAGCCTTTTTACGAAGGACATACTCACCAGGGGTAAGCATTGTAGGCACAGTGTCAGTACCTCTTCTCTTCCAGTTAATTCCTACACCAAGTCCGTTAGAGTGGTATTCAGGGATAATACCCCCTGCATATCTGATTGAGCTGTTTATTTTCTCTTCAGATAAACTTCTCTCATTTGCAAGGTCAGCTACTTCATCCCAATTATTTGCTGATTTAGCCTTACTTATAGCTTCATTAAGTTTAGAAATAGCAGACTCTATATGTTGTCTTACTACAACAGCAAGAGCTTGAGCAGTTGTGAATAGGTCTTCTGTCTTAATTTCAGTAATGTCTACTTCTTTAACACCAGTCATACCATCATTGATTTTCTTAGTACCTGTCTTGATTAGTGTATCTATAGATTTCTTGAACTCTATAGAACCATCTTTAGCTACTTGAACATCAACATTCTCAATGCCTGCTAGTTTGAACAGGTCAGAAGCTTCTTCTGCTTTGAGATAACCTTTCTTAATCATCTCTTCCACAGAGTTCTTAAAGGCTAGAATTTTAGCTATATTAGCTTTCTCTCCACCTTCACTCTTGATTGTTTCAGCTTCCTTAAGTGCATTGTTAAACTCATCTAATTGAGTATTACCAATTCTTCCAAGCACATTACCAAGAGTATCTCCATAGTCAGCAATCTTAGTCTGAATTTCTTCTTTGACTTTAGCAAACTGTGTATCAGCAGTACCTCCTAATAGTTCACCTTCACTCACAAGAGCTTTGACCTTATCAATTCTGTCACTAATAGACATCTTGACAAACTCAGTAGTGTCAAAGCCTGCTTTCTCAAGAATTTCCTTAAGGGCATTTACTTTCTCTTCACTAGTACCATAACTGCTACTTTCAATAACAGCTTTAAGTTCATCTGTGATAGAGGAGATGTCTTTGAAGATAAGCTCTTTACCTTCTTGAAGTTTAGCACCAATCTCACCAAGCTTACCTTTAAAGGTATCTGTGTTAGATGATTGTCTATGCTGTTCTCCTGGATTGAGTGTCTCCATCTTCTCTAAGACTTGTTGACCTGTCTCATCCACAAGCTCAAGGTATTTCTCACCAATAGCTGATTTAGCAAGTTTAAGTGAGTTTAGGAGTTGTTCATCATTAAGTCCTGTCTCTTCCTTAAGGTCTTTCCATGACCTAATTTGGTCTCCTACCTTCACAAAGGTATCATTGATATTCTGAGGAATCTTAGAAGTCTCTACTCCAAGCTCTTTAAGGGCTGTTGTAATAGTACCACCACTGTTATTCTTCACAGCTTCAATTAAGGAGTTTGCTCCTGCAATTTGGTCAACTATACTACTATCTTTTGTCAGTGTTTTAAAGAATTGGTTTCTTACTTCCTTATTCTCTTCAGCAATTTGTCTTAGCTGTTCTGCTTTCTGAAGGTAAAGCTCTTTAGCTTCCTCTTTGGCTTGCTTATCAGCTTCCTCTTTTAGTTTAGCTCTTTCTTGCTTGTCATTGTTTATCCCCCAAAGACCTGCTCCAAGACCAATCAAAGCTCCAATACCTGCTCCGATTCCAGTACCTACTCCAGGGATAACACTACCTATGAAAGCACCAGTAGAAGCCCATGAGGCTGTACTTGAAAGGACATTACCTGCATCTTTCCAACCTTGACTTGCACTAGAGTTCTGTACTGCCCCATTTATGGAATCCACAGCAATTTGACCTCCTAGAAGACCAATAGTTTTTGCTCCAGGTGAAAGTTTGAATTTACCTTTGAACCCTTTAAGCTCTTTAGTAACTTCTTTCATCCCATTTACAGCAGGTTGTAACTTAGCTTTAGCCTTGTATAGAGGGTCAGCATTGTTGATTACACTTGTTTGATAGTCAGCTAACCAATTACCAACAGCTTTAGTATTTAGGGTTCTTCCTTTTTGCCCTTTACCTAAGAATGTAGTCATTCCTAAGTCTCTACCATAAAGGTTATTGTCAGGTGCTTTGTAGTTATAACCTCTAGACCATGCACTAGTTAGAGAGTTATATACTGACTTGCCTTTAGCCTTAAGACCTACCTTATTGGCACTTGCTATGTTAGCTTGGCTTACTGGTGAACCAGGATACATTACTGCATCTGAACCAAACTTACCTGCAAGTCCTAGAGGATTTACTCTACCTCCACTCACAGTATTCATAGCTGTAGCCACAGTAGATAATGTGTAGATAATGCTTGTAGCCCATGTAAGGAACTTAGTGACTATTGCTCCTGCAAGTATATATTTACCAACTCCTCCAAGCAACTTAGCTACATTAGAAGCTACATTAAGAGCTAGTGTGAAGAAGTTAAGGATAGCCTTAAGTCCACCTTCTACAGAACCTCCAATAGAGATTAGAGTAGACCTAATCATCTCCACAACAGATTTAACAAATCCTTGTAAGGCACTGAAGAAGTTTTGACCACTTGATGAGCTTAGAACATTAAGTGCTCCTCTACCTAATTCAACAATTAAAGGTTTAAGACTGTTTACAATGCCCAAAATAGCCTTTCTCAAGCTCTGTAGCACGCTATTTACTTGAGATGGTCTAAATGTACCGATTTGTAAAACAATGTCTGAGAGAGCCTCTAAGACCCCTTTAACAACGTTGGTAAATTCACTAAATAAATTAGTCTTAGTTGCAAGTTTAGACACAACAGATGTCATACTACCTACAAAGCCTTTTAGGGCTGTAAGGATTGTATTTACATCAGTAGGGTTGATAGACTTAACCAAAGTGTTAATGGTATCTGTTAGATTAAGATATAGTGATGACACAATACGGATAGCTTCTGAGTTCACAGCTAGTTTAGCAATATTGTTGTAAATATCTACTATACCTGATAATACTCTTAAAGCTCCTCCAGTAATTGCTTGAGAGGCTAACTTAGCTAGACTTTCAACTAGCTCTGCTCCACTCTTCACAATATCTCTCACAAAAGTACCGAACTGTCTACCAGTCTTGTTTAGCACACCTAGGAATGACTTAGTGACATTATAGAACTGTGTACCTACATCTAGACCATTTACTCCTTCATTGAAGGCTTTAGCGAATTGCTCAATACCATCTGTAAAACGCTTACCGAATGATAGTTTCCAAGCAGAACCAAATTGGTTTACTTGCTTGATTGTTCCACCAATAGCATTACCTAGTCTAGTAACATAGTCCTTAAACTTCTCAGTACCTACAATCTCTGTGATACCCTTGATAAAGTCACGAGTTGCTACATATACTTGGTTAAGTGCTCCTGGCTTAGCATTGCCCTCTTCATCAATATCATCAAACACAAGTAAGTTTGATAATGTTTCTTTTAAGTTGGCAATAGCTTGTCTAGGAGTAATGATTGAGTTTACAAGGTTTTGGAAGGTGTCTTCATTACCTAACTTATTGACTACATCAAGGTACTCATCTGCTGAGATAAGTCTTTTCTTAGTTGCAGAAATGATTGAATCAGCACCTTTAGACTCAGCAAGTTTTTGTAGCTCAGCATTAAGTCTAGATGCCCCTAAAGCAGATAGTCTTTGTCTGATAAACTTGTAGTCTTGTTGGTTAAGCACACCTGCAGCCAGCATCTGAGCTGTTTGCTCTGTTACAGTTTTCATACCCTCAATAGGGTTTTTAGTCTGTGCTAGAAGTCCTGCATAACCTTTTACAATTTGCTCTGAGTCTCTTCTTCCATAAGCTGTATAGGTAGAAGCTTGTTCAAGCAAGTCAGTTGCATCAAACACAGTTGCCTTACCATAATCACCCAAACGCTTGATTGATTTATTGACTGATTTCTCATCAAAACCAAGAGCTTGCATGTTTATACGGTAAACCTGCATAGCATCACCGAGGTTATTTGCTTCATCTTTTAATTGACCAATACCACTTCTTACTGAACCTAGTGTAGCATTTACAGCAGTACCAATAGCACCTGTAAGTTTATTACCAACTAGACCCATAAGGTTTCCTTGGATGCCTAGAATAGTGCTATTTACTTTATTGAACACACTTAAAAGACCTTTAGCAGGGTTTACAGCCCCTAATTTTAGCATCTGAGATGATAGACTAAAGGTAGAGTTAGATACCTCTTGAATAGCTCTATGAAGATTTCTCCATGATTGGTAATCTTGGTCTTTTACCTTGATATAATCAGCAGAGAATGTTCTTTCTCTTCTTCCTCTAGTGGTAGACTCTTGCACAGTACCACTTTGAGCTGTTCCTTTTGTAGTGTTTATTTTAATAGGGATTCCCTCAATCTGCTTCTTAAGAGCTAGATAATCTTTAAGGGCTTTATCAGTATTAAACATGAGCTTAACATTAAAAGAGAGTGGCGAAGTATTCTTGCCACCCATCTTTCCTAGTTTCTTCTCAAAGTCTAACACAGAGTCCCTAAGAGCTGACACAGACTTTTGGGCTTTTTCAATTTCCTTTAATCCTGTAATATCAACCTTAATGGTTCTGACTGCCATACTTTTCTCCTATGGTTACGCTACATCCTCAACGTTTCTACGGATTTCATAGAAGTTACCATTTTCATCACGAGAAACTGTGAATGAAAGTGATAATGTAATCTCTCCTTCTGTAGAAAACTCACGAGAATTTTCAGTAATCAATACATTGTTGAATACATAGTATTCTTTAACTCCACGAGTGTTTTCAACCATTTGAGTAACTCTGAAGTGTGTATTGTTAAGTCTCTTGTCATTAGCTACAATCAACTCAACATCACGCTCACCATTATATGTCACAAGGAGTTTTTCACCAATATACATTGGATTTACAAGAACTGTTCCTCTTTCATATCCGTGATGCTCTTGTGTCAAAGCAATGAACTCATCATCTTCAAGTTCTACACCTGTAGACAATGGAATGTTTGACAAGTAAGTGCAAGCACATTTGTCTGATGAGATTGTGATTGTGTTACAGTCTTCATAGTAAAGGTCAGGAATCAAAAGTGAACCATAACGTTTACCATCAATAGTAACTTCTTCAATCAAGAAGCTATCTGTAACAGGGATACCACTAGTCATTTTCTTAGACATAGATTGAAGTGGATTCAACCAGTAGTCATTACATGAAGTGGTTGTAGCTGTAATCTCTTTAGTGATTTCCACTTGAGATTTATCATACTGTCTACCGAAGCAACGAGCATCAGTAGCAGGCACAGATACATTATGAGTGAATGAAGTTAAACATGACAACAACACGTTAGAGAACTTACGAAGCTCTGAACGGTCATTCACTACTGAGATAGATGAGAAGCCGATATGACCTGTAAGCTCATCTGTTCCTAGGTAAGTTACTTCATAAGTAACCACAATACCGTGGTCAGAAGGTTTCCAACCTGTACCTGTTTGAGTCATAACTTTAGAATCTGCAAGGTCAATAGTACGAAGTACAAAACCTGGAGCAGAAGTGTTGAACTCATAAGTGTATACATAAGCGTTTTCTTGTGCTACATCCTTGAAGTCTGACACAATAGCTTTAAACTGATACTTACCTGCTTTAGGTAATTTAAGGTAAAGCATATTGAATCCTAGAGCGAAGTCATCAGCATCAGCACGAACTTGATACTTAGCAGAAGCCTTCTTCTCAGCAGGATTTACATAAAGTGTACCTGTGTTCAAACATTTAATAGGGCTACAGTTAAGTTGGTCTTCAGGAACATCTTTACGTACATATTGTACTAGGCTTCCTGAAGGAATAGCAATCTGTTTGCTTGCTTTCCAACGTACACAAGGTCTGATTTCTTCTGTGATTGACACAATGATTTTAGAATCCTTGTCTTGTGTGTTGTAACCATACATAGGATGCGACATATCTACAAAACAATTAGACATTTATTTCTCCTTTTTGCCTTGGTTTGCATTTTGTTTATTACCATCTTCTGATGGGGTATTAACTTGTTTTTTCTTTGAGCCTTCCTCTACCATGTGTTCACGAACACGAGATACAGCTTGAAGCTCTAGCTTTCCTCCATGACGATTAGCAATCTCATTACGAGACATGAAAAACGCATTTAGGTTTAATGGTTGTTCTACAGCCATAATTTCTCCTTTACATACAAGTGAATATTGATAGTGTAGCAGGGAATGAGAACATCTCAACTTCATCTACAAGCTCATTAGAGAAGTCTTCAGGACAACCTATATCAGTCACTTTAACTCTAATAGGTAAGTACCATCCGTCTAATGAGGCTACATCTTGAGCGAATGTTTTTCTTTGGATGCCTCTAGGTGTTTGTATTTGATGCACAAGCATATTCTTGATTTGACAATGAACTTCTTCCCTATACTCTAACTTACCCTCAGGTGTATTTTCAATACATACTCTTCCAGTAGGAGGAGTTACAGGTGAATAATACACAGAGAAGTTTACGTAGAGTTTTGAGAAGCATTTTGAACTATTATCACAAGCAATATCAATAGCAAGGAAAGGAAACTCAACTCCCTGGTTTAGTTGGAAGTGTTCTGATGTTCCTACGTGCTTATTGAATTGTTCATCAAAGTTGTTATACCTTTTTCTAGGGTCTAACTCATCAGGGTTATCAGGTTGAATAAAGTAGTCTAAGACTCCTGACCCATACATCTGTAGCCACTTCTTAATGTTTATATACACAGCACTAATCATCTAGCTACTCTCCTTGGTATCTTAACTTTATTCTTTCTCCCTTGAGCAAATAGGTATTCCCTAGCACTAGCTGTATCACTAGAATTATATCTAGCTGTTCCAGCTCCTCTTCTTCCTGAAGGTCTTAGAGCCTTATAAATCCCAAAGAATCCACTTGTAGAGTTTACAAGTTGCTCTCTTTCACCTACAGTATCAAATGCTATGAAGATAAATGGAAAAGCAGAATATCTAGGAGGATAACCTCTTTGATGGTAAACATGGGTATAGTAACGAGATTTTCCTCTCCTTGTAGGAGGGAAGTCTGATTGGTCACTATACACAGAGAAACCATCTGCTGTTTTCTTCATCTTGATAGACCTAACCATCCGTCCAGTTTGTACTGAACCTGTGGCTTTAGCCTCTAGCATACCTGTAACAGTAAAGTCAACAAATTCCTTTGAGAACTCAATACCCTTCCAGTTATGAATGTCAGTCATGGTCACGAGTAATCACCCCCTGTAATTGCTTAACATAAGGAGCACACTCTAGGACAAGCTGTTCAGATTCACGAGGAATCAGTCTTTCACCTGTCATCTTAATATCCCAACAACCTGACAAAATTTCATAAGTTCTACAAGCTACAACTTTCCAAAATAGGTATCCTGCATCTTCAGGACAAGCAAACCTATTACATCTTGTAGATATTCTTTGCATGATGTAGTAACCATGCTTTATATCAAAATCACAAGCGTGAGATTGATTGTGGAGCGAGAAGTAGAAAGTCTCTAATTGCCTTGAACCTTCAAGACCATGAGTAGTTGTAGCATCACTTTCAGCACCTCTTGATGTAGGCATATGGTCTACACATTTAAGATGCTCTACTTCCTCCCATAGACATTTCATTATTTGTCTACTATTTTCATCATAAGTCGGAACTGCTGTTCCTTGTCTGAGTACAATAATTTCTCTATTATTCCAAGGTAAGCCCATTGTATCACCTACCTTTAGAGTTCTTCAGTTGTACCTTCGTTTGTGATAGCGCCATCTACTGTAGGCTCTTCTACCTTAGGTTTTTCTTCAACCGTTGGTTCTTCGACTTTAGGTTCTACAGACTTAGGAGCTTCCTCAACTTTAGGAGGCTCAACTTCCTTTGGAGTTTCTTCGACTTTAGGAGTTTCCTCTTTAGTCTCAAGCTCAAACTCTTTTTCCTTATTGTCTTGAACATAAGTAGATGTAGTATTCTCAATCACTTCATCAAAAGTGTTTTGGATATTTCCCTCATTATCTGTGTATTTAAGGTTAATCAGATAACCTCCTAGAATGTCATCTACAGGGTAAACCTTGTCTTTCAAGAAAACATATAGTCTACCTTCATAGTATGTACGATACACAGTAGAATAAGTTTCAACACCATTGATAGAGCGACCAGTACCACATTTAGAGCATCCGTAAGAACGTGATTCACGTTTACGCTCTCCATTGAATTTTACTAGCATTTTCTCCTCCCAATAGCTAAGTACATATTGTCTGTGTAACTCTTCTTACACAATGATAATGAACTGAGTGTCTTGATAGACCATGTATTGATAAGTTTAACATAATACCTATCAATGCTTCCTGAGTCAATAGTCCATTCTCTAACAATATAATCGACAGATTTTTGTTTAAGAACTGCTCCTACTGCTAGTCTATCCATATTAGCACATTCATCTAGAGTACCACAGTCATTCTGACTAGCAATAAAGATGCTTAGGAAGTGGCACATAGCATCATAGACACAATCAGGTAGTGTCTTATGAGTATACCCTGCTTCATAATCAAGAATAACCTTGTATTCTGACTCACAAGAGCAAGGGTCACAACACTTACAGCAAGGACTAAGCTCATCTGTAACGTTGATTAGAATTGTACCATCCACAAAAGACCAATTCCACTTGGTAGTATCAAGCTCATACTCTTCACGCTCTAACCCTTTTCTTTTGTGCAAATACACTTTTAAAGTAGTAGGGTCAAAGCCTTTGTAGTAGTAGGGCTTAATCTCAACCATAGCATCACAACCACACATTTCAAATTGTGTAATTGGAATCACTTCATGTCTTTGTGCTCTTAGGATAGTGTCACACTCACCGTCAGTCCAACAAAACAACCTAGCAAGTACACGGAGAAAACTCTCCATGTACTTTTGCATGGTTGCTCCATCATCACAGTCAAAACATCCACAACGCTCTTGAAGTTTCTCAGTTATTCTAATCAACTCCAATTCAGGTTGCATAGTGTTTCTCCTTATTTAGCAGGGATAGTTGCCATAGGGAATGGGTTAAGACCTGTAAGAAGACCTTGAATGCGTTCAAATACTACAGCAGGACATGATTGCTCAAGTGGAATGTTAGCCACAAGCAAGTGTGAAATGTGTGAGTTAGTGTGTACCAAACCGAAGTTTTCGTACTTGTCACAAATCACTTCACATCCTGGTTTAGATGTGTCTTCTGTACGTTGAGTGTAGATAGCAGATTGAGGAATGAACAAGTCATATTGTGTCAATGCTTCTACTCTAGCAAGGTCAATTACATAAGCCTCACCAGTCATTGTTTCTTCAAGGTCAAATGGTAAGTGGTAAGACACACCGAAAGGAATACCTTTGAATGTGATTGATTCACCATTTACAGACCAACCTTGAGGAAGTTTACCGTCTTTACCTGGTACGATTTCAGCCTTGATTCCACGAAGAGTCAATGGGTGAACATAAATCTTGTAACGTGCTGATTGGTTATCCAATACATCAAGATAGCAAGCTACTTGACGGAAAGCACCAATAACTGAACCTGAAGCATCAATAGGAGTTACACCTGGGTGAGACATCATTTCAGCAACACCTGCGAAAGGACGAAGCCCTTGACCTTGGAAGTTCAACATACCTTGAACGATATGACGTTGAACGATAAAGGCAAATGTGTACCATGCCATGAATTGCTCAGCTTCTTCATAAGACATACCCAAACGTTGGAAGATGTTGATAAGGTCACCTTGTTTAAAGTGCATTTTATCTTTCATCAAACGGTCAAGACGAGTTTCACAGTCTTTAAAGCAGAGGTAACGTACTGGTGTAGCATCACCTGTAGCTTGCATAGTGAATTTCTCAGTAAAACAGCAGGCATCAGATGTGTCATTGGCAAAGTCAGGAGCTTTAGTTCCCCATGTAAGACCTTCCATAATCCAGTCACCATTCTTAGCTTGTCTCAAAGCACCAAAGCTAGATTGCTCAAAGCGTTTAAGAATGTCATTTACAAGCTCATCTCCCATACCAACTTCACGTAGTGAAGGAACTGCTTTAGACCAGTCACGAGAGATACCGAATGGAATTTTACCATCTTCATTAGTAAGGTTTGCTTTGTTAGCAAGTTGAGCTTTAGTACGCTCATACAAGTTATCAATAGCTTCACCCAAAAGAATATCAAAATTTGTTTCAGCCACTATATTATCCTCCAAAGCGAACTCTACCAAATCGGCTCGCTTTAACTTCTTCTTGTTTTGGTTGTGTTTGTTCCACAGAAGGGTTAGCCTTCTCAAGCAAAGCGCTTAGTTTTTGGAACTTTTCATCAATTTTCTGCTCTTCAGCTTCTTTAGCTGAGAGTTGTGCTTTAAGCTCTGCATTTTCTACTTGAAGGCTGTCTCTTTCTGCTGTAAGAGCTTCAATAGTTGCAATAGCTTTAGTCAAAGCATCTTCTTCTGCTTCAACTTCTTCTGCAACTTCCTCAGTAGTTTCTACTGCTTCTTCAACAGCTTCTTCTACTTGTTCAACAGCAACTTCTTCAACTACTTCTTCAGTAGCTTTAGCTTCAGTAGTTTCTACAACTTCCTCAGCTTGTGTAGAAAGATGTGCAAGAACCTTATCTAGAACTTCTTTTCTGTTCAAGTATTCTTCCTCATTTCTTACTAGTAGTGAAGGCTCATACCCTCCACTCTTGGCATTACCTGGATTTCCTACGAAGGAGAATCCTGTAATTTCAATAGTATCTGTTATTGGCACATCAATGCCACCACCATGCTCAACATTGTAGACAACTAATTTAGCATATTCTTCAATGTCGCTATCTTCAATTTCTTTAGCATACCACAGAAACTCAGATGAAATAGCAAAAGGCTCATCTTGAATGATAAGGTCTTTCACATTACTAAGTTCTAGGTTTACATGGGGTTTAACTAGTAGGTCATATCTACCATTGGAATCCTCTACTAGCTTAAGGTCTGACTTTCTAAAGTAACCCTCTCTCACAGGGTATGAGTTAAGGTCTCTGTGACCTGTAGAAACATATCCCTCAAAAGAACCATCTATACTGTCATACCATTTTTTAAGTGTACCTTTACAGATATACAAACGGATTGTATCATCTTGATAAAGCACAGAGCCTTCTGATAACAAGGTCATGTAACCTTCAGAATCTTCCACTTTATCAACAGATAACTGCTCTCTCTCCTCCTTTTTGTTGGAGAGGTTCATAATCATGTCTAGGTCATCTTTCTTTTGTAAGTAAGTGTCAATCTCAGACATGATTTGCTCTGCAATCTTTGTCTTAATTGGCATTACTCAATCACCTCAAACAGATTATATTTAAGTTTTCTCACTTTCTTACCTCCACAGGAAGCACAATAGGAGTATTCATACTTAACATTGTCCTTCTTGAGTCCTGCCTCAGTCTCAGGAGAGTAAGGTAGTTGTTCTGTAGCTTCTTTCAAACTTTCAATGAGAACTTGGTCAGTAGTCTCATACCAACCATCATTCTCACTATTGTTACCAGGGTAGAACTCAAAATACTTACGTTGGTTTTGGATAATACCCTTGTCATTTAAGAAGTTCACACGAACTACCAAATCTCTGTTAAGAAAGCGAGCTACACGAAACTTACTCATTTATTAGCCACCTTCACTTTCGTACCTTCAGTAATAGGAGAAATAACTTCTTTCTCATAACCAAACTGCTTGGCACGAACTTCTTTAAGGTGCTGTTGGTAAGTTTTCCCAACTTCCTTAACGTCCATTATTTATCTCCTGCGTATGTAATAGGGAAGCCATAGCAATCAACTTCAGTCTCTTTGAGTTTAACTTCTTTAACAGTATAGTTAAATTCATATTTATCCCCACAGCAGTAGGTAAATGACTTGAATTTCTTGTCTGTGACATCAAAGTATTGAATCTGTTCTTGACCAACAACAACTTTACGTAGTTGAGCAAGAATTGTTTCAGCTAGAGGTGATTTAAAGTTTAAAGTTTCATCAGCAACTTCTACTTTCAAATTCATCTCAGGAACTTTAATTGTAGCCATCTATGTGCTCCTTTCGTCGAATGTTCTAATAATAGTATAACAAAAAAAGAGAGTTTAGCAACTCTCATACCATAAAGTTAAAATTCAATATTACTTAGAACTTTAGCTGTACCATTTTCAAGACGGTACTTATTGATAAGTTCCATGATGTCTTCCATTGCTTGAGTATCAAAGGTAGTATCAAAGTCATTAAGGAACTCATCTTCTTTTACGTGAACAACTCCACGTACTTCAGCTTTAGCTCCCTTACCTTTACCTTTACCAATTACATATCCTACAACGTAGTTAGCATAAAGATGTCCTGAAGACTGCTCCATCAATGCACGTTGGTCTACTACGAATGTGTAAACCTTTTCCTCTTTACCATCTTCAGTTGTTTGTGTAGACACTTTCACACGATTGTCAAAGGCTACATCTACGTTCACAGCATAAGATGTACGAGGAGTACGAAGCATATTACCACTTCTACCGATAATTGGAATTTTCTGAGCTACGTTTTCAACTCCACCATTGATAAGCACTTCTGCATCTAGGTCAGTCAAGTCTGCATATTTACGTAGAGTATAAACAGGCTTACCTGCTCTAACATACTCAGGTTGGATATTTTTACGCTTCTCATCTAGAAAGCCTAAAACATCAGAAATAATTTCAGTCATTTAAAGTTCCTCCATGACGGTACATACCTTTAAGTCCGTCCTTTTTGTCTTCTAAGTTATCCATCTGAGCCTTAACATTAAGAATCTGATAGATATAAGGTTTTGGTTTACCAAAATCGGTTACATACTTACCTTTAGCTTCTTCATCTAGATTTAAGTAATCATTGTAAGAGCTAAAGGACTTTTCATTAGCCAATTTTGCATAAATTACTGTTACATCAGAGTAATACATACTATCCATAACATAATGGTATTGCATATTATACTCTTTGCACAGAGTTAAGACCATCTCCTCTATGTCATCAAGTTCAATTATAACCATGTCTTGATAGGCTAAACCTTTGTATTCATCCACAGGCTTAACCTTTCCCTGGACTAATCCCCAGTTGTATCTGACAAGGTAACTAACCAACTTGAAAAAAGGAAGGGTTCTCTCTTAGAATCTTAGCACAGTTAGTCATTAGTGATACATCTGTGATGTACTCAGTTAAGTGTTCAGGAATACCTAGCACTTCACCTACTAACTTCTCACAAGCCTCAATAACATTGTCATCAAAGACTTCATATACTTTGAATAGGTCTTCAGGAGTATAAATCTCTGTGTCACCATTCTCTTGGAAGTCTGTAAATGCCATTGATATAATCGAAGCATAGTTACGGACTTTACGTGCAATACGTGGAGTAATGTACTTAGATTTAGCTGAAATTTCTTGTACGTAAGCATGACCATCTTGAACAATCTCAGCTCCTTCAGGGGCTTTACCAATAATAGGCAACCACAAAGTAACTTGATAGTCTTTTGGTGATGCAGAACCAATCATAGTGCTATCTCCATTCACAACAGATGATGTTGCTGTTTGAATAGCTACTGGTTCTTGTGTTTGAGTTGCTTCTACAAAGCTATCTTGTAGTTTTGACAACTCCTCAATGGATAAAATCTTATTAGACATCTCTTCTCCTATACAATTAAGTTTTTCTTAAGGTACGCTTCTGCCATCTTATCGTCAATACTCTTCAATCTATCATAAACATCTAGGATGTAAAGGTCATTGTTGTAGTTATAGTTGTTTGTGAACTCATAACTATCAAACTTGATATGCTCAGACAATCCTGAAGCGTGTTGAAGAATATGTACTACTTGACCGATAAAGTGGTCACGCATTGGAATAATTGTGTTCTTCATAGCATTATCAATAATACTATAAGTACCAATGTTAGATACAGTTTTGTTTAAGTCAAATAGTCTTGCAGGAACTCCGAACATTTGACAGATGATAGCAGGAACATACTGTGACAAGTAGTCAAGGAAGTCTGTTGCTTTAGTATCACGCTCTAATTGTTCTAAGTTTTGGAAGTTTCCTGAATATACAATAGCATCATTGAACTCAGTTTCAGAAAGTTTTTCTGCAAATGCGTTCATATCCTCAATAATTTTCTTGGTTCTTTCACCTTTAGCAGTTCTACCCATATCAAGTAGTTCTCCTCCACTAAAGGCTGTTCCTTGCTCAACACTCTCTTCAATTTGCTCTTCAAGAGTATCTTTAGCTTGCAAGGCAATAGTACCAATACCATTACGAGAAATATCATAGTTCATACGGTTGAGAATATTCAAGATAAGCTCAACACGCTTTCTATCCTTAAGCAAAGGTGACATACAGAATACTTGTGAAGTATCAATACGTACACAAGCGAACTCTTTGTCTGTTACAACTAAGACCTCATTCTTGTACTCTTCAGGATTCTCTAGAATCTTCTGAATATCCTCTGCTGAATAGTCTGTTACTGGTCTATTGTTACCAGTCTTTCTATCATAAGGTGTGATGAAAGTGTTTGTGTTCTTGATTAGGTAAGTTAATGTCTGTCTAAGGACTGGCTTCTTAGGGTAGTCAATCACACAAGCTAGGATGTCTTTTGGATGAACTCCTACTAGACCTTCACCTGTGTTTAATAGACCATAGTAACCATACTTACGATAACCTTTCGCTACTTGTTTCAATACATCATAGTTACGTTGACCATTGAAGTTTAGACTGTATAAATAATCTCTTAATTCTTTATCCTTGTCAAAGTCTTCAGTAGTCAAGTAGTTTGTAAACATATAGTTCACAATGTTATCTAGGATGTAATCAACATCAGGAAGGTCTAAAGCAAGTCTTTCAATGTCTTCTAGGTTTTCACCTACAGGAGTTCCTCTGAACCCTGAACTTTGGAAGACTAGTCTATCCTTATATTCTGCATTAAAATACCTATCCATAGCACAATCGCCACCACACTCATCTTTTCGACATTTGCCACAGCTCATTAGCTACCTCCAAGGTAAAATAGTTCAGCCACATGAAGAGATAGCAATACACTATCCAGTTCATCAGGTGAATGTTTAAGTAATTTCTTGATTTCAGATTTAGGTCTGATTTTAACAAGTCTGTCTTCAGGCTTCTGTATCTCAGAAACAAATGACATCTGTCTGCTAATACCATCCCAAACTTTTCTCACAAATGATACCCTTTGTGCTTCCATCATACCTCTCAACATAAGGTGCATCTCTGCTCTTCTGTTATAGGCATATTCAGCACTAGGGTCTTTTGCAATGACCTTAATCTCTGTAGGCTTTCCTCCAAAGTTTATGTCATACACAGGACATTTAAGTTGTCCTGATAGTCTTCTCATCTTGAGTGGTTGAACAATGTGTGCTCCTCCACCTGCGTCTATCCCAATAGCTTTAGCATTAAGTCTATTTGCTAGTGTGACAATGTTATTCACTATCTCAATAGCTGTTATACCATCAATCCACTCAGCAGGCTTAATGTCCTTAGTATCAACTACAGTAAAGTGGTTTTTCTTATCAACCACAGACACAGTAACTTGAATACTGTCAGAACCCTTATAGGCACTATCGACTCCAATAAAGAAGTCAAGGTCTTTGCCTCTAGTGTCAAAGCTATCTAGAATATCAGGTGATGAGTCAAAGAATGAAGAACGCTCTGTAGGGAACTCACAAAGAAGGTTTTCCCTAATGGAGTCTTCGGTAATAGTAAACTGTGAACGCATAAGCTGTTCCTTAGTGTACTTAATACTACCCTCTTCCATTGCAGTCACCACATCTAACCACATCACAAATTCATCATCTGCTAAGTCTTCATTCACCATAAAGTCATAGAAGTTGTTAAGTGAACGAGGGTTAGAGATTAGGTACATAATCAGCTTTCTACCATCATCCGATTCAAACTCTCTACGACCCATGTGACCTAGGGCAATAGGAGAAATATCAGATGCTTCATCTCCAAACATATTACCACCTCTACCAATGACATGGATTTTAGAGGGGTCAGTAAAGTTTGAACCTGCTGATAGACCTTCTAGCTTACCTCCATTTCTGAATGAGAATCCCTCACTAGAGAATGAAGATAGACCACGCTTAAGCCTTTTGTCTACTGCTGTGACATCCTTTTCATCAAAGGACAACATAGCTTTAACATCAGGGTGAGAGTTTACTAGAATCTCTCTAGCGTGTTGGATAATAATTCCTGAATACTCTTGAGTAGAACCTACAGCGTAACAGTTCTCTCCCTCATAGGCAAAATGGTTAGACATAATACCACAGAGGAAAGACTTACCATAACGAGGTGTTGCTACACAGTAACCAGTCTTATACTTACCACTTAGGAAAGCTCCGAACTGTACTGCTTGTGACCACCATAGCTCTAAGTTAAACTCAGATAAGGCTGTAGTAAATCCTAGCTTATAATACTCAAGCTCTTTCTCAAATCCTTCTCTTTCCCTAATGGTATTCCTCTTGAAGTGCTTAGGTATTTTACCCTTCACAGCATCTCTAAGTTGGTCTTGAGGAGTTACCTGGTCAAGAAGGATTGATAGCTTTTCTTTGTTAGATAAGACCTTACGCTTTTGAGTAAGTGACCCAACATCTGCATCTTGGGTGTGCATAGACAATATCTCCTCCAGTATAACTAAGCTCTTCTTGAATATCCACAGAAGGTGCTACATTGGAGAAACTCTCTGTGACTGGAATTGTAGTTCCATTCATAGCAAGACAAGTAGGACAAGTCTTTGAATCCCCTATACAGTTCCATGTCTTAAGGATTGAGTTCTCTGTGACAATCTCAAACAACTTAGCACTTTCCACAGAGGCTTTCTCAATGAGCATCTGAACTTCACTCATAGCTATTCTATCTAGCTTATGTCTAAAGTCTGAAAGAAGCTCTTCTAGGTTTACTGTCTCAGTAGAGTCTAACACTTGTGCTCTTAAGTCTTTAGCATGAGCATCAAAAATCTCTCTCAGCCTTGCATAATTACTTCTAGCATAGTTTGTTGTATTTACCCCATTACGGACTTCAATAGTCTCTTGTGGAGTCATATCAACACCAAGTGAATCCAAGATGTAGTCAATCTCTCCAAGGAATACCTCAGAGTAAGTGTCTATCAGATAATCAATTAAAGCCTCTTCAGCACTAAGATAGTCTCCCATAGTCACAACAGATGTTGCAAACCCTTCTAGGAGACTAACTATTTCATCATAATGCTCTTTGAATAAATCTTCTTTCGGACTGTGTGATGCCATTACATATCTCCAAAGAGTTCATCAAGCTTCTCTTTAGTGTAGTTCTTAAGCTCTTCAATACCGTCTTTAGTATCATGGTTGACATTGACTGTAGTTTGTGTAGCTTTACCTTCAATACGGTCAGCCCATTCTTTACGCTCAACACTATCCTCAAATGAAGCCATAATCTGAAGCATAGCATTTTTAGCAATAGGAGTACATGGAGGGATTTGACTATAGGCATGATAACCTACAGAGTTGATTAGTTCTTCCTCAACATCAATTAAACCCCAACGCATTTGGTAAAGTCTTAAAGAGTCTTCATCAAGAGCACTAAGCTCTCTCATAGTCTCTGAATAAAGTTTAGTCTTAACTGCCATGAGTCATTCCTTTCACAAGATTAAATACTCACACAGAAGGAATCCAACCCTCTTGTATTCAGCAGAAGTGTGAACAAAATATTAAATAGAGATATACACCCTCCAAGACTTGAACTCGGAGTATAGGAGTAGAAATCCTATGTGTTATCCAGTTACACCAAGGGTGCATAATGACGGATTTAACCGTCATTTAGTATTCACATGAGTGATACCTATTAACCAAAGTACGTAGTCAGAGTCGAACTGACGCTCGTTGGGTTGCAACCAACAGCCTTACCACTTGGCTATACGTACACAGCCTACAGGGATTTTACTCCCCATAGGAAAACTGTAAGGAGGTGTCCTCTTATGGCTTCAACCATAAAGCGTACTAGTTAAGTATAACACAATAACTAAACTTTGTCAACACCATACAAACCTAAAAGGATTGCTTCTGCCTCATCATCATTTGAGACAGATAGACCTTTATCTTCACAAATAGCTATAGCCTTCTTCTTAGCTTCAGCTCTTTTACCATTCAACCCATAAGGCTTTCTCCATACGGTAGGAGGTACTAGAGTCACAGTGCTATTACGTAGCTCTCTAATAACCAATCCTTGAACGATACCAAGCATCACAAGTGTCTTTTGGTTGGAAATTACTTTCAATTCCTCAATGAAGACCTTATCGAATTGACCATGCTTTTCACAGAGAAGTCTGACAAACTCTGCCATGTACTGTCCTCTGTCAATATAACTATCCTCATTGCTTGTGATAGTTCCATAGTCAATGATTTTCCCATTGTTTAAAACACAGAAGCCTGAGCTTTTTGTAGATAGGTCTAGTGATAAAACTTTAACCATGTAAAAATTATACCACTACCTTTCCTCTGTGTCAATACTAAAAATATTATTCACCAAAAAATGTTTGCAACTTGATTGCAAACATTTTCTGTTGGTATTAGTCCTAGTTAATAATTATATAATTAGTCTAATAACTAATATCTAATACCTAATAGACTAATAGTTATATAATTAGTTAATAAGCTATATTATTACCATCAAAAAAGTAC